ATTATTTATATTATTTTATATACTTTACCATTTATTCATATAATTGTTTACAGTGAATGAACTTAACGACCGAAGGGAGTTAAGTGAGTGAACGGATTGACAAATTATTTTTTCCGTCATCGTATTGTTCGCCTAATTGTGTGAAAAGATTGAGTATCGTGACCGAAGGGAACGATGCGAAAGAACATATAACATTTAAAAAACGACTGAACCTATCTACCGAAGGGAGATAGGTGATGGAGTGACATTAATAGTTATATTAAGTAGCCAGTGGAGAATTAGGCAGGTAGTAGGCGAGACGGGCTCCCATGCCCGTCAGGACAGTGGAGGTACGTAGGTCTGTTCTGTTAAACCAAGGCGATGATAGTTCCATCCTTCACGAAATCGCACAAAAAAGCCGGATTATCTTGATATCGTTCTTCAACCTTCGGTATCCGCATAACGAGTCTCAAATCCGGCTTCGCTTTATTAATATGAGAAATAAAATAATTGTTCTAATTGTCAGTGACGCCTTTAATGCGAAGTTGTATATTGGGAAGCACGGCATTAATCAAAGCCATTTTCTTATCCTCTTCGCTTTCTTTTTCATGCTGTTTATACATCATGCTGTAATCACTGTCATCACCATCCTTTTTCCCGTCTAACGTCAGTAAATGATTTACGATGTCCTTACCATACGTTTCAGTCCATGTACGGAATCTCTCTTCCTCGGACTGTCCCTCCTGGGACGGGGCTTCCGGGTTAGGGAGGGTGGCTGCCACTTCTACCTCTGGAAGTGTTACCGATGCTGCTATTTCAGCATCATCTCCGAATCCCATTTGACCATACGAAGATACGGAATTTTCTTCAATTTCCAAACCAAGATTTTTAGCAACTTCCATAGCATAGTCATAACGGTCATCATTTCTTATAACACTCTTATGAGGACGTCCTGCTCCTTGGTTCCAAGCTACTACAGCATCCTTAAGGTTATCGGCGTTCATAAAGTCCTGCCGGCTGTAGTTGTAATACCCTGGTCCTTCTTTTCCTTTTCTTGTGTATAAGAAATTAGAATATCCGGTCTTTCCTTCGTATTCGTCAGCCAAGAACTCAAGTTGGTCTTTGAATGTGGGTGTAGAATGACCTTTCTTTTTAGCGTGCTTGAACAACTTATCCATGCGCTCATTATGCCATTGCTGTATGCCGTATGATGTTCTGTTGTCTCCGTATATGTCATCTTTAAGGCCGGATTCAGCCATGAGGTTACCTATGATGGCGAGCGCCTGTATCTTGGACATGCCGCGCTTATTAGTAAAGTATTCATATGCTTCACGCTGTTTGCCAACCACACCACCTCCTTCCATCTTACTCACATCATCTACTATACCCAACGTTGATATAACGGGATTTGCAATATCAAGTATATCGTCCACTTTGTTTCCATATCTTCCCATAAAAGACATATTCCTTACCACATTAGTTCCTCCTATTGCTTCTGCTGCTCCACCGAGTATTCCGGCATAATTAAAGGCATTATCTCCTTCTGGATCTAAGGCAATCTGACTTCCATCAATACCTATATTGGACAATCCTGCTATAGTTTGTATTTTGTTACTTTCTGCTATTGTCTTAAGAATCGGCATTAAATCTAGCCCCATTTTATTATACAACCTAAGCATTCCAGGTGTGGAAGAAGCAACATCTGCAAGTGTAAGCAAAGATTCGGCCATTAACTTATAAGGATAAGCATCCTCCTTGCTCTTGTTTTCCTTCCCTTCTTTAGCATCATCAATTCCCCCTTTTACCTTATCTATATCTATGGGTTCTAAAAGATTATTTATAATAGCTCCTATTTCTTCCCCATTTCCATCTTTAGATATTATCAAACTTCCTATTTCACTGTTTGAAAACCCAGCTATTCTTCTAAATTCGTCCTCATCAATTTCACCTTTTTCAAGATCTGAATGAGCTTGTTCAAGTAATTTCCTCCTCTTTTCTTTCCACTCCCCATTGTCATCTTGTCTTTTTATAATCTCATCTCTTTTGTCCGGATTGCTCCACCAATGTTTAGTTTCTCCACCCTCTTCGTATTTCCTGACAAACCTTTTAGGTAAAGCCTTGTCATTATTTCGAAGCACACTACCTTTCTTAGGATCGTACTTGATGCGTTCCCTTATTCTAAGAGGGACATCCCTTTCCGGTATGATGTCTTCCGCTATCTTCTTTCGACTAAAATCATAATCATCCTTAACATCCAACATACCAGCATCCGGATCCCATCTTACACTGAAGTTCTTCAACGCACCTAATCCGGAAGCTTCGTTTACTTTTTCAAAATTGTCACCATATACTTCTTCTCTAAATGGACTTACACCTTCATTTACTAAAATCCATTTTCCTGGATTTTCAAATATATTTTTATTTAGTTTATCAAGGACCTTCTTATAATCTCTTATTTTTTGTTTACCTTTTTCATCAACATCATTATATGCCTCGTCAAGCATGTTGTTCATATACTCTTTATCTAATAAAGATTGTATCAAAATAGCTTGTTCTTGAGGCAATCCCACGTACTGAGCATTATCATCATCGTCATCAAAACGATACTTGCTTGCCGGCAATCTACTTATATCTCCATCAGTGTAAGCCTTCCACATTTTTTCTTCAAAATCCGTGGCTGTATCTTCCCCAGATCGCTCTCTATTAGGATCCAACATTCGTTTCACAGTAGGAATAAAATCGGCCATTAAACTAATAGGGTCAGTGTCTAATATTGGATTAACGGATTCATACCACTTATCAGGATCAGCGTTATTGGAGATACCAACTGATTTTATATTCGAATCAGATATCCTGACCTTCTTGCCATCATATCCCCTACCTATATAACCTGTATCACCATATTTGGCTTCCACATGGCGAGCGTCTTCATACTTTGAATCATTAGTACCTTTTTCTATAGATTCGTCCTCTACAGGCTTGTCTTCAATCAAGACATAGTCACTATCGTCATCCACCGTCCAAGGCTGGTCTGTCGGCGTAGAGAACACTCGGCGTTCGAAAGCACGGCGCTTCTTCTGGCCGTCCATGTCGTCTTTCCATTCATCATGATTTATTTCCTTTACTGCCTTATCAAAATCTCCTTCTTTAAGATATTTGAATAGCATAGGGCTTTTCATATAAGTATCAGCCCCGGCATTGTAATACAAGCTAAAAAGAGCATCACGCTGATTATTGTTTAGACTATCAAAGCTTGGAGTAAGTCTCCTAAATTCAGGCACGAACGTATTTACTACGCCTGCAAATTCTTTGTCTGCCTGCTCTTCCGTTATTCCTTTCTTATATTTTTTAAGAAGTGTAGGAAGATTAAATCCGTATCCTACAGTAATATTTCCTTCTCCATCGTCATATGGTTTTGCCCTGAACTTTTCCCACGATTTCAAGTATTTCAGGATATTTTCTGAGGGTTTCCAATCTGATTTATTTTTCTTTGCCATCTTTTTCCTCCTCCTTCTTAAACTTGTGGTAGGCATCACAAACCCTATCGACCATCCATCCCATCAGATAGGCGGCATGCTCATCTTCTCCGGCATCAAAACTGTAGTTAATGTTAAGATATTTACAGTAAAGGGAAAGTCCGTGCAGGCATTCATGTCCTATGGTTCTCACATCCATATCAGACAGCGAATGAAACAAGAAACATATTTCTTTCCTGTGGTTGGTTCTGTTTCTTACGAAAATAGTTCTGCCACCATAATCATCAGTCCATCCATCCCAGCTCTGATCTTCTACTTCTAAGTTGGCAAATGTCTTTATTATATACTCTTCATCTGCTCCAAGCAATACCCTTATGTTGTATGGGTATATATCATTTTTATACGATACCTGTTTCATAATAATCTGTTTTCCAACAAAGATAAACAAAAAAAGCCGAAGATATACTCACGCACTTCCTCGGCTACGCTATTAAAATTGTTACAATGAAAACTACAATTGAAGCGAAATTATTTTAGAGCCATAATTGGATTACCCCATCTCTTTTTCCACTCTTTACCTAAATACATTCTTAATTCCTCGAATGAATGAACAAACTCTCCATCGATTATAGCTCCAGCTGCATTCTCTATTGATATTATTTCATTTAACTCATTCTTCGTTGCAAAATTTCTAATCCCATCTTCATGTTTATTAAAAACAATAAAATTTATGGCTTTGGCTACTATTTTTATCTTATCAGATAATTCGCTTTTGTTTTTTATTAAAGAGGAAACAGATTTGCACATCTTAATGTAAGCTTCACCAGCTATATTTCTATTTTCTATAAAATTATCGGTAAGCCATAATATAACCTTAGCATATATTTCAGGATCTAACTCTAAGGCTATCATAACGAAAAAATACGGATTAACAAACCATTTTTGATCTTTCCCTTTTCCTCTCCTGTATGCCATTCCGTATTTCTTCAAATCAGTTAATTTGTTTATATTCAATGAATTATCTTTGAGTGTACGATATCGTACAGTACAAGTCAATTCATTGATATTCAATTCTTTAATTAATGCATTCATTTTCTCTTGAAAAGACGACGTAGACATTAAATGGTCGAGTCTTTTAGGCTCCAACCCCATAGCCGCTCTTTTCTGTGACAATACATCCATAACCTCTGTTATGCACACAAAACCATCTTTTGACATAACAGAAATGTTTCTACCTAACAATTCTCTGCTTTCTGATTGTAATAATACGTTACTTTTCATAATTTTACATCGTTTTATTGTTAATAAATAAGCGCCTATCTGTCCGCGATGGATCGATAGGCGCTACAAATATATTCAACTATTATTAAATCACAAAATAAAAACTACTTATTTTCAACTTATTAAATATTGTAATTTATCTATTCCTAATCTTATCTTCAGAAATCAACCACTGGAATATGATTTTCCGGTTGCTAATTACTTTCTTTATCCTCATCAGCATCCAACTTCCTCTTAACCTATCCAGCCATGACCGTCTAAAATTAAGAGCATCAGGATTAACCGACTTATTTATATCGTTATCGTCCTTGATCCAGATAGGTGTTTCAGATCGGTCATCGTCAACCCTATTAAAGAAGTCGTTTAACTTATGTCTTCTATATACCTCAGTATCCAGGACCTCAGTATGGTCGCCTACGATCTTCGGATACGATATACGTTGCGCTAAATTATTCTTTTCTTCTGGAACAAGATGAATTTCACCTGAGTTGTTTGTGTCGTTGTAGATAGTTATCGTATCTAAACCTACTTTCCTGTCAAGAGTGTAATTCACATCATCGACGTATTTCCTTGCATCAAGCTCGTATTCTACAGAAGCCAACGTAGAGCCATTATATTTCTCTTTTATCGGCACTTCTAACACAAATGGATATGTTGTGCCGTAGAATGTCTGGAAGCTCTTATTCGTCAGCAAATGGCTCCATAAGCCACCTTCTTCGTCTGATGCCGGGAAGTTTATTCCTGTTTGGAAATATTGCTGCTGTTCTATATAATAATCAGGACAGAACGAATAATAAGAAATCCATTCTTGTTTCAGACACGAATATCCGATAGTGAACGACACGTCCTTGAAATATTGTTCATCCTTTAAAGATATTTCCTTATCGTTTGACAGCACCTCTGTTTCATTGTATAAGAACCTTCCACCATCATATTTATAATATGCCGGGTTCTTAACAGGTATATAATCTTTTTTCGTGATAAGTACCCTCTTATACCTGTTATCCCATCCAAGAGACAGACCAAGACCGATAAATTTATTGTCTGTATCTTCTTCTGTCATCTCTGTACCGGTTAAGATATTAGTTATTCCGTATCTAAGAATCTTAAACGGAAGATGACGCTTAAGCCAATGTCTGATACCTACACTAAGTTCCTTAAGATTACGTCCATTAGGATCGGTCATAAACACCTGTGCTCTTTTAGTATCTACCCAGAAGTGACCAAATTCTGAACTAATTATTTCAGTGCTCTGGGTTCCAGAATAACCGAGGTCGGTCGTGTTGTACTCCAGAGGCCGGGACGCGAACAGACCGCCGGTGCCCATCTCGGCCTGCCCTGGGGAGGTACGCTCCTTGATTACGTCTATGGCGTTATGGAGTGAAACCTGATCCTCGAATCTGACAAGAATCTGATCGGATTCAATACGCTTCATGTGAATAAGCTTCCCGTTGCTGGTTGGGAACTCATGATAGTCCATAGGCTTGTACGTCAGCCACGGATCTGTTTGGCTGTTTTCAGATACATCAGCCCTACTCCATATAACACCATTAGGACGTTGGTAAGCACAGTCATAAAAACGTCGTTCGTACGTTGCCGGCAATACATTTGGTGTTAGTGTCATCCTCGACGAATAGATAGGACTTATCTTGTAATCATTATCCCTATGGATAGATACGTTCTTTTCTTGTGTCCACCAAACAAAATCTCCTACTTTTGGATAGAATAGTTCATGAGGCTGAGGGCCCTCTAATCTGAAATTACAATTTATTTCAGACTCTACAAGGAACTGAGGAATGCCATAGAACCATGTATAAAATCTTCCATTAACGTACCTGCCGGATGTGTCACCATTTAATTCGTATAAGCTCTTCCTGTTTGGATAAAAAGCGTATCTTCCTTTATTAGATGATGTCCAGCTATTGAAACGTTCGTTATCTATTGTCTCAAGAGCGTCTTCTCCAGTATCATAATTAACAAAATATCTTGGATACCCTACATTTCTGTAATCCATGTATGGGAATGGTATCATGTCTCCAATACCAAAAGCGCTATTATAAAAAACAGGGAATTTTCTTTTTAATGAAAATCTGGTTATCACCGTATCGCCACCGAATATCAGTTTCTTTTCATTAGTGAAAAATCCACATCCACCTATGGAAATCCATTTTATATCTTCTATCTGTCCATATTGATCCGGCCTATATCGCATAAGTCTCATATACGGAGAACAGATGTACGATACTGTTTTGGATTGCTCGAATGTTCTTCCTGCTACAACATCACTTCCAGCAATAACCGAATCATCTATGCGGCTACTGTCGTAATTGTAAACATAGTTCGGATATTCCAATAAATATTTCGATTTACCATCTCCTTTTTCACCTGGATCACCAAATGATAAAAATAACGAAGATTCACGATCTATATTATTAACGAATAAGAAACGTCCCTCATTATCATTTCTACCGGTTCCCCATTTAGAAGACATACTGGCATCCATCATCGGATATACGCCAGACTTAATGTACTTAACAGAAGATAAACCACGGGCAAAATTTCGTTCATACTTATCCTGATCTGTTATGCCTATCATTGAATTATATAATCCCACAGAAGTATAATACCATGCATGATTACGTCTTGGTCCATTGTTTATAAACGTATTAAGCCAATCATAACGGTACTTACCGTACAATATCGGGCCTTTAGCAAGAGTCTGACTGATGGTTGACACCATTGAAGAAAACAGCATGGCCACGCTTAAATTAGTCAGGAATCCTCCTCCGGTAAGACCGGCCGACCCTCCTATGTATCCAGACTGCGCCCTTATCTGAAGCTCTTCTGCTATCATAGCTGCTATTGTAGCACTTGATTCAACTGCGGCAAGCGACGCAGCCATCGTGTATGCGGCAGGACCTAAGATAGTCCATTTTGGATGATCTTCTACAGGTACGAAACTGCCCACAGACATTCCTCTTTGAAACCCGTCTATACATACTTCATTTGGAAGTTCTGGCTTGTTGAAATAAATATCAGGTGAACAGAATGAATACCACACGTTTCCTCCTTTGTCGAAAGGATGGGATATAAACCCGTCTCTTTTGCCAGACGTATAATTATATTGATCTTGTGACAGGTCATTATATGGGTAATTAGGATAGATATTCACATTACCATCGTCTCCTATGTATCTAAGCATATCATAGGCTAATCCTGAAGCCACAACCGACCTATTTAGTCTCCTATCTCCACGATATAGTTCATATCCTACAATCGTATTTCTTTGTTGTCGCGTAATCAAACCAGAATCCACTGCAAAATCCAAAAACACTTGTATGGTGTTCTCATCTACCATAATACCTACCGGATATATTTCAGAAGCTATGTCATATCCACGTTCATCACTGTTCATGAATGGTATATGCTTATTATCTGGAAACCGGTAATGACGTATAGGTTGCTGGCAAAATACGGTAGAAGTATCTACCCCTCCATAAGAATGACCCTTGAAATAAGATAATCCATTTTTGTCTGACAAAGGAGCACCATAATATTCTGTTAACTTATTCATAATATTAGAATAAGCTTCTGATTTTTTTGGATCACCATAAGATCTGCCTGTGTCTATTTTCATCCTGCTACTATCATAAAGTTCAAAATTAGCAGGATATTTCTCAGATGATTCCCAATATGCAAAATCCCCGTATTTATAAGGACGAGGCTTGCAATTAATAGGCCTATCTCCACATGTCTGACATTTAGATGCAAATACTACCGTCGATCTTAATGTTATTGAATCAACAGACAAATTAACCTTATTTATTTCTTTTTCTCTTACACCAAAAATATAAGGATATATGGTTTTACCTGTAGCAAAAGAAACGCCTAAAATAGCACGAGACGGTTTCTTGCTTGGTTCCTCCTCCTCGTCTGGAGTATCCTTATTCTTATATTCACAAAATTGTATTTGTCTGAATGTCATTATCCAAGGAACAGCTACAACCGGAGATTCTATTGTTACATAAAAATAATCTTGTTTTATCGTTTCTTTAAAGAATTTATCATCTACAGTTCCCCATGCGGGTCTTGCTATATTGATAATAACCGAATGTCCTGAAGCATGTTCCGGCCTATCGAAATCTACTGGTATTGTTCCAAGTGGATTCCATGTCTCTATATCCTTCCAAAAAGAAACACGAACGTAATTGGTAGAAACAGCATCCATTATACCATCTATCTTCCCAAGGGCTTCAAGATAAAGGACCTTATTTTCTTCCTTATATCCTTCTATATCCCATTCCTCCGGCCTATTGATTCTAATAAACCTGGCATTAGTCATTACATTTCTGACAAACTTCCATACCACAAATTCAGATGCGAATCCAATATTAAGCTTATCCCCTGTAGGATTATTAAATGTAGCATTGTTTACATACCCTTCAAATTTCCAATCAGTTTCATCTATACCGGTATCCGAATTTTTATATATCATATCTTGCAACTTCTCAGAAGCTTCAGGCCAAAATTGCTCAATACAATACCTGGGTCCGTTCTTTGATCTATACTGATTATTTATGACTGTACTGGTAGATCTACCGGCTCGCCAATCTCCTACATCATTTATCTTTTGGCTCCATCCATCTATATGAAGAATATAACTTCCAAGAAGATAATTATAATTCTGAAAGTTGTTATAATCAGTTCTTGACACAGTAGGATCAGAGCAATAACTCTCAATATAACATCCGCATGTACAAGGCATGGTATCTAATACGTATATAGCATCAGACACGGTTTTTAAAACAGATCCAGGTTGTAAGTATGGATAAAACTCAGAACAAAGGTGTTGATTGCCATCACCTGATATGCTGCCAGCGCTATACCCAAAAAATGCTTCCTCCATCCATTCAGATAAAGAATCCATTGTCTCGTAATTAAACAACACAGAATACTTATTCTGATTTTCTCCTCCTGTGGTATATAGATAATCTGTAGAGACGTGTTCCATTTCGCTAAGAACCTTATAGATATAATCTTCTACAAGGCCTGTTATTAGTGGAACTGGAGCTGACAATATAGATTCTTGACGATGAGGGACTTCGCAGTCTCCTTCCATTTCTGGTAACCTAATATGATCAATTGGCTCCATATAATCCTGTGTTCCATCTTCTCTGTATTTGGTAGCTATATCACATATCTGTCTTTCATTGTTTCCATTCTCCTTATTATTACAAGCTACAAGACCTATATTTTCAGACAAATAATTTATAGGGGTTCCTACAATATCATCATAATCGATAATAAATCTTGATTTCCCTTTAAAAGTAGCGAAATTGCTTTCCACTATAACAGTTTGACCTACAGTAGCCGGGTTGTTACACTCTTTCTGTTCTTCATCTATAACAACCGCATCGTCGTCAATCAATACCCCATCTCCTGCCGTATTGCTATACTGCCATACATATTTTCTTTCCACTCCTGAACAATCCGGAGCATATGCATTTATAGACTGGTATGGGATACTGTCTTTGTTCATTTCTTCTCTTGCCTTATCAGAAGGAGGTGGAATAAGAACAAATGCTGGAGTTTTATATCCGGTGGATGTCTTAAACGAGATAGAAAACGGATACACTTCATTTCTCATATACCCTACATACAGCGAACAAGCGTTACCATCCTTATATAGATCTTCGTGGGCTACCGATGCCTGCCATTTTAGAAAATGCCCCATAAGAGAAACTACAGGCTGTAAATTCCATTCTTTTTCCGCCGTAAGACCATATTGAAGAAGACGGTTTCCGACTGACACTATTCCTCTTGATGTGTTGTACACAGCCCTTTTCAAGGAAATATGCTCAAATGTGGTTCTTTTATTATTAAGGTCAGAATAATAGTATATGGTCTTCTCTGTAATAGGATGAATACCTTCTATAAAATAATCAACTACCGGCTGCGTTTCCCCATTGTATCCTACAGTATTCTGAATAACGGCCACCTTGTAATGGCTGACTTGCCTATCCAAATTAGACACCTTAAGCCTTATACCAAGATTAGTTCTTTCTCCCCATTTACCATCATTTATCCTAATATATTGTTCGTCAAATACATGAACAGGGTTAGTTAATGAAGTATAGTTAGTTTTCTCGTTGCCAAATTCATCGCACAAGGCCACAGCAAACTGATACACGCCGGCACGTAGGCTGCCCCCATACTCTATCTGTACCGGCTCCACGCATGGCTGGTCCAGTAGCGGAAACACCCTAAGTTTCTCACATGCCAGAAAACAACCATTCTCCTGCATGAATTTGTCTCTATCATATTCTTTATCGCATATCTTATACCCATGATAATGATACCAAATATCTCCTTCATCATCCGCCGTCAGAGCCTTGTCTACAATAACATACCTGGGAGGATTATAATCGTCAGTCCAGTAAATACATTTCCCACATTTCTCTGTCTTTATTTCTATGGTTTTTATAGGATGATAGATAGAGAACTTAAGGCACGGATCTTGCTCGTTGTCTTCCAGCAAGGTCTTCATGCCAGAACACAACGACTCCGATCCTTCTACCATAGATTCTATATCGGAATCGGATAAGATACTTGTATCGGATTCAGGCTTGAAATAAGTTATCTTAGATACGCCTGTTTCAGGATTTGTTATAAAAAAATAGATATTGCCCGAAGTAAGATCATTCTTGTAACCAATAACCTTAAACCCATCGAAATCAATGCATTTAAGATTACTGTGCTCGTTAGATCTCATCCCAACATTACCATCCTCGGATTCGATGTTGGCATTCAAGGCAAACGTATAATGCTGATCCGTAAGACTCGACGGATGCAGATCTCGGTTCATACCTGTTTGAGGAACCGCTATGTTTCTGTTATCTTCTGATGCCATCTTTGTAACTGTTTGTCACAAAGATAGCAAAAGAAGAACTAACTCACGCAATAGAAGCTACTGGAATAACAAAACCTTGCGCCATAGCTTTATGAAAATCACCTGTTAAATAATTAGGTGATTATATACAACTTTACACCACAAATATATCAAATTGTTTTTATATATAAATAATAATTCCCACATTTGTGTCATGAGATTAGTCGAACAACATACAATCAAGCCAAGTTCTGTTTATTATAATGAACTTTATGACCTATTGCATAAGTGTAAAAACTTATACAACAAATGATTGTATGTTGTTAGACAACACTATTTCCAATACAAGGATGATAATACTGTAAAGTATAAGTACCTAAACTACTATTCTCTTGAAAAGAAGTTAAGAACAGAAAATGATGTTGACTATCGTGCTTTACCAGCACCGGTTGCTCAACAAGTGTTGATGATGGTTGATAGAAACTTTAAATCTTTCTTCAATCTCTTTAATAAAAAGAATAGAGGTGAGTATTCTGAGGAAGTAAGAATGCCAAGGTATCTCAACAAGGGTGGTTTGTTTCCTGCTGTTTTTGCAACAAATGCTTTTTCTCAAAAATGCATAAAACAAGGCATTGTTAAGTTACCAAAACAGTTTTCCTTTACAACAAGAACCAATAAGCAAAATATTCAACAACTTAGATTCATTCCTAAGAATGGGTATATCGTTCTTGAAATAGTTTACAATAAGAAGGAAAAAGATCTTATGTCCGATAATGGGAACTATCTTGGCATCGACATAGGATTGGATAATTTAGCATCTTGTGTTTCAAACACCGGTTCTTGTTTTATTATCAATGGTAGACCACTGAAGTCTATCAACCAGTATTATAACAAAAGACTTTCATATTTAAAATCTAAATTAAAAGATAATAAACATACTTCAAAACAAATCAGGTTATTAACTAACAAAAGGAATAACAAGATCAAAGATTATCTTCATAAGGCAAGTAGGATGTTGGTTAATCACGTAGTTTCCAATGGTATTAACACGATCATAATCGGTCATAACAAATGCTGGAAACAAGAGATCAATATCGGAAAACGAAATAATCAAAACTTTGTATCTATTCCTTTTAATATGTTTATCTCAATGATATCTTATAAAGCAACATTAGAAGGTATTAATGTTAAGATTGTTGAAGAATCTTATACTTCAAAATGTAGCTTTTTGGATAATGAACGGATTTGCAAACATGAATCCTACAAAGGAAGAAGGACCAAACGAGGATTGTTTAAAACCTCGTTTGGTAAGATCATCAATGCTGACATTAATGGTGCTTTTAACATCATTAGAAAATCAGAAAAAGAATCCTTTGATGTAACGATGTTACCAGAAGGTAGAGGGTTTTGGTGGAACCCAGTACGGATTTCCGTATAAATATGTATTACTTTACGCTTTTGGTGTAAAGTGCTATATAGTCACATATCTTTTACCCCTAATCAACACAGTGCCATCACCACCAGCTCCAGCATAAACCATAGAGTATCTGACGCCGCCGCCTCCGCCGCCATAACCTCCGCCGCCTTTACCAGATCCGTTTGTTGATCCTCCTGTGCCAGATCCTTCACTGTAATCAGATATTCCGCCTTGAAATACCACTCCGGTGTTAGTTTCTCCACTCCCACCACCGGCATTTCTTTTACCGCCGGATTCTCCAAAATCTCTGGTGGTATGACCTTGACCTTTGATTACTCCATACTCTTCTCCATTAGTGTCTCCACCATCCGAAGCACCATCTTGTGTATATGATGAACTGCCGGCACTACCACCATCTCCTCCCTTCCATTTATTAGCTCCCTTTCCTCCATTTGCTCTATAAGACGAGTTCATAAATTGAGAGTAACCCCCATCTTTACCAGGGGAATTTTGTTCAGCTTGATAAACTTTTGCTCCTCCTTTTCCTACTGTTATAGAAATAGATTGACCTGGTTTTACAGCAATAGCCTCTCCGTCTTTCCAACCTTTGCTATCAGATTTGAAGGTCTTGGTATAACCACCTCCACCGCCGGCAGAGCTACCGCTACCTCCGCCTCCAACTAAAAAAAACGTCTACGAGAAAACAGCCATCAGGAACTATCCATGTGTAATTCCCGGCTGGATAAAACCTTATAAGAAAGTCCTCAAGCTCCCTATTTTTATCAAAAAAACGACGCCTCATAATATATCAGGAATTACCCCCCCCCTATATATAATAACTTATTGTAAATCATATAATTATATTTAATATAGATAATCAAACAAATACAAAGAAAGAATCATTGCGATACATACTACTCTTCTCTGTTGCAGAAGTAATACAATCAACATCTTCATCTGCATTATTAATAAGATCTCTCATTCCATCGTATCTATTAGAAAACATAAAAACGTACCTCTGGTCATTTATCTGAAACTTGTATATAATACCCTGTTGTTCACTTGTAGGATACGGGTCAAATGTAATCCGTATTAACATTGGTTCATAACCGGTAGAGGTGCTTGAAAACGAAAAAGAAACTGGACTCTGGGTATGAATATTAAAAGCCGTACCTTCTCTAAGTTGATTCAGTACACTATTTATCTTATCCTGGCTAATTGTATCGGATTTGACTTTATTCATTAAATTAAATAATCTGATTTTATCTCCAGGTTCTATTTCTGTTTTTACACAATGATAAATAGCTCCATTACTAGATCTCTGTTCCTCAAAATATCTTCTCCTACTCATAATAATACTCCTTCTGATAATAACCAAGAAAACTAAACCCTTCAGACTCTCTTCTAAATACACTATGTTTATTCCAGTCATTTTCGAGATCGAAAGCCTCTCTTTCAAATACGATATTGTGATATGCTTTCTTGTGATTCCAGTACATACACAATCTGATTAGGTACTCAATTAGATACCATGCATAGTACAAAAATACAGGAATCAAAGACAGCCACAACATCCACCATCCAGCCTGATCGTTTAAACCACATACTAATGCTATGATTGCGCTAATCACAAAACCTGTAGCAAACAGGGTTTGATATTGATTGCAGTGCACAGCTTCATGACATTCCGCCTTCAACGATATGGCGTCACGTTCGGTAAATACGGCTCCAAACAGCATAATTGTTTTATAGCCGTCAATGAACGTAAATAACTTAGCTATTTTTGATTTATAATATATTTTCATTGCCAAAAAAATATTTTATACCAATTGCACAAAGTTAAAAACTCTATAGGAGAATTAATTCCATCCCATTCCCATTCCTTAAGGTAGGACTCTAAGCTGCTTCTATCAACGTCTTCACACCCATGAAGAAAAACCAGATAAGGCATGAATAGCTCTCCCCCTTCCAAAGACTTGTTAAACTTATTAACCAACCTCTTTCTAAACTTAGGACCGTACCATGATTTTTCATTTGTAGATCCAAGACAATAATAAGAATTGTTTTTAACTTTAATACCAAACCATTTACATATGTATGGATGATATACCCTATCTGCTAAGAATATAAATGGCTTATACCATAGGCAATGCCAGAATGTACTGCACTCGCCTCCAAACTTCTTAAACGCCCATCTGAACCCTCCAGAGAAGTACCAATTGTTAGCCCCTCTCTTAACCTTAACTTTGTATTTAAGATTCTTGTTACGGTTGCTAACCCTATCCCACGGCTTAACCTTATCGGTATCCATATCAGGAAGGAATGTCCAATGATGAAGCAAGGCACTGTAATAAGGATTGTATATCTTGTGTCCGTTTCTAATAACGTACTCAAAAATATCGTATCCTACTTGCCTGGCTTCTTCAAATCCTTTTTCTGACAAGAAAGCTAATATAGGAGCCAGATTCCAGATCTGATCTTGTGAAGTGAATGGGGAGAAGCATGGATCTTCGTCTTTTAACTCTATACCATTAGTGTACCCGGAACTTATCTTGGTAAGACCGAATTTGATTGCATCTTCGCTATGGATATCGTCTCTTAAGAAAAATCCTTTTTCGAATTTGAAATAAATACCTTTATTGTTATTAAAAAATAGATCATAAGTAGTATCAGCAAGACGAGTAAGTACCAATATGGCATTACGAACATCATCTTCTGTCTTATTACCGAGAATTATTTCCGTGTATAGAAACTGAAGATACTGAGCCAGGTTAATGGTTCCGTCGCCGACCCAGCCTGCCCCGTTCTTCACCGACGACAGTGGGATGCACGAGGCCTGCTCTGTGTAGCTGGAATCATAAACGAAATCCCTATAGAAGACTTCTTTTATCTTATCGTATTTACTCCACAGATCTTCCATGCCATTACCCTATTACGATCACACAATCTCGTTTTTCTTTATTGTAGACCATCGTCCCCATCTTAGTGTACAAACCTTTTATATTTTGGTAATTGGTTTCACCATGAGCCGAAACGTTGGTAGTGATGCTGTCGGAGTAAACTTCTTCACCACCTTCGTTAATGAAGTTAAATCCTTGTTTAACCATCTCTCCTCCAAGGTAGGCTGTAAAAGACACAACAACATTTCCTCGTCCTCTATTCCCATACCAATTACCATAGATATCGGCATTGATATTAGGTTCCGACTCGTCCATGCCCGGCGCTGATAGCAAGGTCTTCATCTTAATAAGCGCACCTTCAAGACCGGACTGCATGTTATCACCACCATAAACAAGGTAATCACCTACCTGTTGTTGGGTAGTAGCCCACTGCTTACTCCATCCAACGTATTTATTATCTACATCTGAGATGCCTGTATTGGTGAAACCGGTTGCAGTATCAAAATCGGAGCCGTCTTCTGATTCCCATCCATACCTAAGAACAAGATAATCGAACTCAGGAATTACAACAACCTGCTCGCCGGCAGCTTGTGTGATTGTAACGTTCTTACTCTCTCCACCAGCCGTTACCTTAGCTACGCCTCTACGATCTTCAGCTACCGGATTAGGGCCGGCTGTGAAGATGATGTTTGCCGGTCCTATGCCTCTCATTTTGTCGGCGGTTACTATTTCGCTTGCTTTAACCTCTAACATATTATTTCATTTTAAATATTTCAAATACGTATATCCAGCTCAACAAAAATACTACCAGGCAGTACATTGTCTCTACCAAACTCGCCTCTCCTTTAAATTGCCTGATTGACCAAACAATCATGGATGCGATAACGCCAGACAAATATATAAATAGAACTACTTCTGTCATACCAATTTAAGCATGTTGTCAATTACAGGATATGCCTTAGAATAAATCTCAAACTCGGCACGACGCCGCCTAAGAGGTTCATACATACCTTTCAATGTCATTCCCATCATCTTAAGTTCGGTCTTAGCATTTTTCAGCTTAACCAAATCTTGCTGTGCATACAACTTGAACAAATCGGCCGCTCCTTGTGCCTCTCCATTATACATCAGTTCCTCAAAGAATCTCATCTTTACAAAATTATCCACATAATCCAATACCAGACCTTGAGGCGTGTCTGGTATAATTATATTAGATTCTCCGTCGAAAGGAAGAGACCGGTACTGCATGTAAATAGGACCATCGAAATTAGCATACAAGAATCCGTTTACGATATTTATCTCATACGGACTATCCTTTATTACCTTATTCCGGCATTTACTTAAACAAGAATCACGAAGCATAGGCTTAGCAAGACCTAACATTACCGGCCGGTCATAATAGCAACGAACTTCATGATCGCGATCATGAACATTGATATAAAATTTTTCAACTATCACTTTCTCGCATTCGTCTTTACAACATTCATCGCAAGAACACCACCTATAACTTCTTTCGGTACGTTCTTTCCAAGCTATTGTATTTTGAAGTTCTGATATCACCTTGTCACCTTCCGGAACCTCATATCCTTTAAAATCGCATTTAAAAGCCAGAATAAGATCAAAGTAATCACCAGGCATACGAGCCTGCCCTCGCTTGACATCCACTACCGCTTCTTTGCGCATAGTAATATCGCCTCCAAACTTCTTCAGGGCAATTTCTACCCATTTGTAGATGGATACCTCATCTATCAGATCACGCTTGTCAAATGATCTTAAAGACGATTTTAACTCTATGATATAATTTTCGACTGTCATCTCTTAAAAAAAATGGAGGACAGGAAACGAACCTGACCTCCACAAAGATATGAATAATATGTATAACGCCCTATTTTGTGTTTTCAAAAGTTAGGATCTTCAAACTTGCCGTACTTCAAGAGAAGGCTCCTACACTTTTCCTTTATCCCCTTAAGTGTGACTTCATATCCGGCACCAGTCATGTAGATGGTTTGCTGATTAACTCTTTCCCCAGAATACTTATCTACAAAATATGATCTATACACACCAAACTTATTTTTGACAATATCACTGTATAACTCCCATCTGCCCTGCCCATTTCTAAACATAAACTTGACTTCCTCAAGAAACAAACGAAGATTCTTTTCTGCGATGATGATTCCATTCTGCTCAAGCTTCTTCGCCACATCTCTGATTAGCCACATGTTTTCATGATCCACCTTCTTAAATGACTCAGAAAACTCTATATCCCCTTTCTTTTCTTCTAACGTATTTACAGCTATTTCTTTTTCCATTCTTTCTTGCTCCGCCCTTTTATGTTCAGCCAAAGCAATAGCTTCCGCTTGCTGAGCTCTACGATACTGCTTAGCCCATTCTTCGGCTGCTTCTGCCGGATCAGTAAAATTTGGAATAGAAACCAAGTTTGATGTTAAAAATTCTTTTATCTTCGAGTTACACCATAATCTAAAATCAGTATCCAACCATCTCGCAAAATCTATGGCGAGATCTTCAAACATCCATGTACCTCCTCCATTTTCAGGACTTCCAAGCATAGTTGTAACTATCTGATTCTCAGAAATGTGGGAAAATCCCACCATTGACTTAATTAATTGATTTACAGACGGCAACCTTAGATACTCGGCAGGTTTCTTATTGAATGCTTTTGCCATCTGTGTGGCATTTAATAATATACCATAAGAAGTTTTTATAAAAGAAACATTATGGCCATTATAGCTAAAAATTTTAGATAATTTTACAGATAAATCCATTTCGTTGGATTCTGACGTCAAAATAATGTTACTATCCTTCGCATTGTTTTGAAAATTGTTTACCTTTGCCTCCATAGAGCTTTATTTGTATAAAGATATTTTGTTAGCATTATATCCGTCAGCTTGCGAAAGTAGACGGATATGCAAAAATAGTGATTATCCTATATCTACAAATGGTAATCGCTATTTTTTTTCTACGACCTTCTATGTCCCAATTCTTTATCTTCGAAAACTCTCTTAATCTGGAAGTCTTTAAACACCCTTCTTTTGGCAAGTATTTCATTGTACATAAATCGGTATCTTCGTCCTTTATTCATTTTAACCCTTAACTTCTTTTTTAAGCTATATTGTATTACAAAATGGTAATATCTTTTGGAGTCTGCGAAATCCATAGCCAGGTGGTTGTAGAGGTAGCCGTTGGTGCCGAGCCTGCTCACGATGTCCAGGTCCCGCCTGACGGCAAAGCGCTGCCCCGGTATAAGTACATGGCATAAGTATCCTACGTTGTCTACGTAAACACCGGCATCAGCTTCCACATAATGTTCTGATACGGTTTTCCATATAATAGACAACAGTCTTAAAACCTCTCCTCTGTCTCTTATCATGCCTTTCTTAAAACCATTCTTTCTCTTCATGAGACGATGATAGTAGGCTGCAAAATACGGTGATTGTATTGATGTTCTTTTCATGTCACTAAATTATAAAAAAATGGGTCTTGGTTTCACAACTAAGACCCAAATAAGGATAAAAATGTTTCGTTATTGAACAATTTGACTTTTTTGATTGGAATCAAGATTCGGATTTTCATCAACAGGAATCTGTAGCCTGAATGCTACTTCCTTTATCGTCTCTGCCACTACGTACTCAATTAACTTAATAGGGCAGATAAATTCGTATTCCCATTCAGACTCACACCCTTTAGGTGTAGGATCGCAGGCCATTAACTCCAGCGCCTTCTTTCTTCTTGTTGTAAAGAACTCTACGTTAATAAGCTCTATATGGAAATCCGGTATATAAATATAGTCGTTTTCTACATAATAAAAAGGACGCCGTTCTTTAACGTATTTAGCATACGGTCTTTTTTGTTCATTACGATACGACTTTATTTCAGCGAACTTAAAAAATATAGTGTTATCTACGTTAGTCACCTTAGTAATAGCCGGTCTAAGAGCAGAATAAAGAAGTCCTGGAAGTTTATACTTTGAACGCATAAGTGTATTACACAACGCAAATTCGGCATCGCAGCAAACTATTTTATCAACTTCAATCATCTCCAGACAAGTAACGTAAGTCAGGAGCCGGTGGTCGCCAAGCAACGTCCCATCATCCCATCTCTGGGCTGTATAAGATTCGGCTTTGGTTCTACCGATATTCAATATCCATCTCCGGCTAACATGGGAGTCTTTATCAAGGGCATGAATGCCATTTATGACTCTTGATACAAATTCACCATTTGTAATCATACTCCCCTCCTTTCTTTTGCTCTGGATTCTCTTGATTTGGCATTCAAGATCCTCATATAAATCTCTCTTTCACTCATGCCGGATATGGTTTTTATAGCATCATCCAACATAACTTTCGTATATAAAGGTTTAGGGAATCCCTTTATCTTAACAGGATCAGGAACTAACTTAGCCTTACGATATTCATAAAATCTTTTAGAAGTTACATTAAGATAAGAAACAGCCTCTTCTCCGGTATAGTACTTAGCCGGATTAGCAAGCTGCGTCCATGTCTCAAGATCGTTGGCTGTAAGATGATCGCATTCCCCGCTTAAAAACATCTCCTTTATCTTATCGCATACCGCCGCACCGCTTTTACGCAGCGTCTCTGTCAGAATTTCTTTCATTTTCAAAACATCCTGTTTTAAACCTTAAAACAATAGAGGCAATGATTATCAGAAGAGTAACAGCCATAACTGACCACACTACGATATTGTGTTCAATAGGCATCTCAATATTAACCGTAACCCATTCTACACAGATATTAAAAATCATGCTATAGATCAATAACCTATGCCATATACAAAACCTGAACATTCTTGAAAAAGCCAAGAGAAATAGGTCCAATGATAGAGAATGACCTAATATCGGATACAGCCAATTAGTGATACTAAAAGGATAAAACTCATCAAAAATGCTGGCTAACATAATAACCTGCATCAACACAGGATAATACTTCACAAACGTCACACAGACATTCCCTTGCCCCTTACTAATAAAATTGTTGCTCATGATAAATTGTTGTCATGTTATTAAAATGGGGAAGGCGATCAGTACCTTCCCCTGGTTTTCAATCACTTTTTAGTGCTCGTCTTCTTTCTTTTCATCTTGCCTCCAACGCTACCGCCTTGGCGCATTTTAGGTTTGTCTTTCTTATCGACTTCACCACCCTGACGAGCTTTCTTTTTACAAGCCATGATACTAAAATTTTAAAATTGAATGATGTGCAATATTAATCAATTTTATTCTAATAACCAAAATGAAATACAGCAAAAAGGGGCAATTAAATTAATTGCCCCTAATATACCTATTACAACCTAACAGATGCAGTCGGCTTACCCCAGAAGCTATAAACACATCCATTTTCGTCACCTTCCATAGCCATACCCGTAAATGGATTAAAGCTACATCTTACCCAGCATCCACAATTTTTAGTATTGCAAGTATCAGATGATCCACCACAAGTAGAAGGAGTAGAAACAGGTTCTCCGTTTATATAAATGGGTCTGTATTTCAATGCGAAATATCCATTTTCGACACTCGTACAATAAATACCAGTAACAACAGATCCGGCAGGTACGTTAAGACGTCCTCCGTTCTTCGTACTTGTTGTTACTGTTTGAGTCTCTCCTCCGTAAGTCACATTTACACCGCTTTGACCTCCTTCAGGTATCAATGGCGCATACCAGAATTGGAACTTTCCATTTTCATCCCCTTCCATGTACATGGCCATTATCGCATTTCCGCTTGGACAACTGTAATTACATCCCTTCTTATTCATAGTGGCAGATTGTTGTTGACGAGAACTGTCACCTATTAAAGAGACAGTAACAAGAGGCTTTTCTGCCGCAGCTTGTGTAACATTTATTCTCAATGTCTTACCACTGTCATTTTGAGTAAGCACAACGGATCCAGTACGAGAAGAAGATGTACTTGTGTTGGCAGTTATCTTAAGAACACAAACCATACTATCAGAAGCCTGATTTTTATACTCAGTCGTAATCCAAGACGGTTTAGACGTAGTGGCAAAACCATGATAAGAACCATTCAATGTACTTTTGATTGTATATTGAGCATCATTAGATGCAGCTTGAACAGATAAAGATTTATCTGAAGTAGTATTATCATCGAATGTGAACTTATACAACATTTGTCTTGCCTGCGAAATACTAAGAGTAATTGTCCTTCCAGATTCATTTTGAACAAAAACAATGTCACCAGATCTGGAAGAAGATGTTGTATTAGCAGATAACGTCACCACAGCCTTCATGCTTTCAGATGTCTGATCTCTGTAATCAACAGAACACCAATCAGGTTTTGACTTAACAGAAAAACCTATGTATGAACCGCTTTTGGTACTTATGATAACCTCTTCAATATTCTGAGATTCTCCAGAGACGGATCTCGACTTGCTCGTTCTTCCATCATGGAACTGAAATTCATATGGAGCATATCCGCAACTTCCAATAACATACTCTTCTTTAGTATCAGAATTTCCGCAATCATCGTAACGAATAAACTTAGTTTTGGTTCCATTACATCCATCTTCTTGCCAAGAACCGTAAGATCCGCAATTACAGCAATTTCTACAACTTACAGAATATTGACGATCTATGCTACCAGAGCAACTATCACGATAAGCATTGTACTGAGTATGACCTACGCAGTCTCCTGTTCCATAGTAAGACCAGTCAGTACAAGACTCTCCACCTCCATTAACCCATCTTGTGTCGTTATAAGAAGAAGAGCATGGATTGGTGTCACGTTGTTGCTTCTGAGACGTACACCCGTCACAATGGGTGCTTCCGGTATCCGACCAAGAAGGTGTTGTGCTATCAGGCAAGCAATCAGCATTCTTATTAGCTACTGCCTGACCTTGGGAATTTACAGCATCTTGAGCCTTCTTATTAGCATCAGCTTGACTGATATTGGACGTAAATGGACCACCCACTTCATCTTGGGTTACGATAACAGAAGAACCATGCTGGCAGCTTCCACAATTGTTTCTGGTGAAAACCTTACTTGCCTTACCGGTCCAGGTACAAGTTCCCTGCGCGTCAGCAAGAGCCTGTCCCTGCTGTTCGACGGCAGCCTGAGCCTTGCTATTTGCGTCTTCCTGACTTACGGTAGACGTGAAAGGACCGCCGGTTACATCATCTTGGTCTATAGTAACCTTAGATCCGATACCTCCATCAGCACACTGTTTTGTAAATTGCTTGCTATATGTTCCGGTCCAGGTACATACCTTATCTCCACCTTCTACCCAGCGTTCATCTGCTCCACCATAACATTCGTTGGTATTGACTTGCTTCTTATAAGATTTACCTCCTTCACATTTGGTTTCAAGCGGTTCAGAATCTACCCATACAGGATCGGTGTTGTCCATTTCGCATGTCCCGTTCTTGTTAGCGTAAGCCTGACCTTGGGCTTCTACAGCTTCCTGGGCCAACCTATTTGCCTCTTCCTGGCTTTCATTAGAATAGAACGGTCCACCCACCATGTCTTGTGTTACGCTCATCGGAACGCCATGCTGACATGATCCGCAATTGTCTTTCGTAAATTCCTTGCTATATACGCCTACGAACCTACATTTGCCTTTTTGGTTGGCAATAGCCTGCCCTTGAGCTTTAACGGCTTCCTTGGCCTTATTATCAGCATCTTCTTGACTTACGAAAGAAATAAAAGGATTGCCTTCAACATCAGCTTCACTTACTTCTACCTCCGTTCCCGAATCCGGTATCTCACAATCGTTTTTCTGGAACGTTTCTGTATAATGACCGGTCCAACTACAAACCTTATTTCCGCCATCTACCCAACGTTCTTGATTGTGAGTTTCAGAACATTCGTTGGTATCACGTTGCTTTTTCCGAGACTTACCTTCATTACATCTAAGTTCTTCCGGAACAACGTCTTCCCATACAGGATCGGTGCTTAATGGTGTACAGTTACTATTTTTATTAGCATAAGCCTGACCGCCTTCTTCTACGATCCTACGAGCTTCTGCGTCTGCTGCATCCTGGCTTTCTGTTGATGTAACAGGGCTTCCGTTTACCATCTCAGCCGTAACCTCCATTTCTACACCCTTATGGCAAGCTTCACATTCAGGAACGAATCTCTTGCTGTAATGACCGGTATAGACCGTCATATTCTCACAATTACCCTTACTGTTAGCAATAGCCTGTCCTTGTTCTTTGACAGCAGCTTTAGCCTTGTTATTAGCATCATCTTGACTCACGGTAGATGTGAAAGGAGCACCAACAACATCTTGTTCGGTTACAGTAATCTTAGACCCTACCTGACCTTCATTACAATCGTTTTTGGTAAATTCTTCACTGTATTTACCAGTCCACGTACAATGGCCGTCCCGGTTGGCTATGGCCTGGCCCTGCTGCTCGACGGCAGCCTGAGCGAGCGCGTTAGCCGCCTCCTGGCTTTCGTATGAAGTAAAAGGACCACCGGTTACATCATCTTGGTCTACTGTTACCTGCGAACCTACGCCTTCTCCGTCGCAATTGTCTTTTGTGAATACCTTGCTATATACACCAACAAATTGGTTTTTATCTATGCAAGTGCCTTTCTTATTTGCAAGATCCTGTTTCTGTTCTTCCATAGCAGCCTGAGCGAGCGCGTTAGCCGCCTCCTGGCTTTCCCTTGATACAAAAGCATCCGGGTATCCAGCAAGATCCTTTTCAGTTAAATCGACAAAGCTTCCGGTCTGAGATTCAGCATCGCAATCATTTTTCTGAACACGAGCCGAAGCCTTTCCGACGAAATAATTTGGATCAGTAACGCATTCTCCATTCAGGTTTGCCTGATCCTGACCATTTTTCTCTATATCATCAAGAGCTTTCTGATCAGCATCTTCTTGACTTACGTCTGATGTGTATTTACCGGCTTCTACCGTGTAAGTGTAAGGTGCTCCGATAAACCCATCTTCGCAGTCATTCTTATAAAATACTTTCGACTTCTCTACGTTATACCATAAATTGGTTTCACAGGTGCCATGCTCATTAGCATACCCTGGACCTTCAGCTTCCAAGGCTTCCAAAGCCTTCTGATTAGCATCTTCCTTAGAAACAGAAGAAGAGAAACGGCCGGCTTCTACAACGTACTCTACCATAGATCCAACTTCAGTCACCTCACAATCTGTCTTTTGGAACATCTTGGATTTCCTGTCGTTGTACCATTTTATGGTATTGCAAGTACCATGAGAATTAGCATAGTCTTGACCTTTGGCATTCAACTCAGCTTCAGCCTTACGGTCGGCATCTTCTTGGCTTATGGTAGAAGAAAATTGCCCGGCTTCGATTGTCATCGTAACCAAACTTCCTTCTTCGGTATCAGGATCACAATCGTTCTTTCTAAACGACTTTGATTTCTTGACATTGTACCATAATATGGTTATACAACGACCATGCTCATTAACCCAGTTCTGACCATTTTGTTCAATGTCTTTCATAGCCTTGTCATCAGCATCAGACTGAGATATGATAGACGTGTATTTTCCGGCCTCAACAACGTACTCAAGCTCTTCCCCTTTCTCTGTCTCAGAATTACATCCTTCTTTTGTGAAAAGAGCTGACTGTCTTTTATTTCTATAAACTACCTGTTCTTTTTTTTTATGAACTAACGTATATTCTTCAGATACGCTACCGTCCCTGGAAGACACCCTTATCTTGACACTTCTGTTGGCACCAGTATCATTTTCATCAAAGTGAATATTAACCTTACTGTTAAGACTGCCTTCTTTCTTATCTATGTTCGCCCAACAATTACCTACTTTCATTCGCTGATCCTCCATCTTAAATTTTCGGGAGTTGTACTTACGTTGATTACCTCCGGTGATCCATCGGAATCAAGATTAACAACATCCTTGTCCAGGTGAATTTCCTCCTTATCCACAGACTCGCATTCAACTATTTCAATAACATAATCTTTTATATTACTTTCTATACTTAACTGCGTGCTTGTTTCATCACCCTCAACCTGTTCAAATTCCTTATCCAATTTAATGTAAGGAACGACCTTTCCGGGTTGATAAATAGGAATCAGTACACCATTTATAGTTATGTTCTCATTAACTTCATTCCCGTCCTCATTGCCAGGCATGGAAACAATCATCGAAACCTGGAACGTGTCTTCAAGACCCGGATCACCAGGGAAACCATAATCAAGCCTAATATCATTGACGTCAATATTAAGACCGGAAGCGGTGGTAAATGCTTTTATGACACCCTTTATATCTTTCTCACCCGTAATAAGGGCATTGATCGAAGCGGCGTTGGTAGTAATAAGGATCTGCTTATCTCCACCAGATATAGGGAACTCCAGCCTGCTAACCGAGACTTCTGTGATTTTAATTCCTTTTTGCCTGAAAGTAATAGCTTTCATACTTTCAGTATCGGATTTTTTCACAATTCGGATAGTGATCCTATCTTCCCTTCCTTTCCAAGATGGAGCATCGAAATTCATTTTATCACGACCGACACCTTCCTTCTTGTCCGAGGTAAGCCAAGAACCATCATCCATCTTATATATTTTCTCTCTCGACATAATTATCCTCCCTAATTTAAAGTGTCAACTCCCATTCAACTCCATCATCGACAACCACCTGAACCGTAGCCGTACCTCCTGTAGCTTCAAATGTTATGTCAGTAGGAATAACGTCGAATATCTCTTGTACACCTACACATCCTAAGCCGCAGATAATGTCCTTAAACCATTCCTCTTTAGCATATTTTTTAAGAACCTCTTTAAAGAACTCACGAAGCCAATCCGAATCAATGGATTCCTTAAGTATGGTTTCTATTATTTCCTTAAGCCAAGATTCGTGCATTTCCTCTTTCAGAATCTCTTTAATAAGCTCGACAATGGTTTCTTTATCTAACTTATCAGAAGGCACAGAGCCATCAACGAGATTACCCCCACATATAAATCCTTTGCATTTTTCTGCCATTTCTTATCCTCCTAAATTAACAATGGAACCCATAAGAACTATTTGCTTCTTCTCGGTACACAACCCTCACTTCAGCAAGTTCATCCTGTTGACACATATCCCGGCAGAACCTAACAGTACGACCCTGGACTTTATACATATCAGAAGGTACGACACCCCCGCAATAAGATACAAGCAAAATCTCTGCCGGATCTTTCTTTAGAACCACATGAGAAGTACCGTCAAACACTTCTGTATTGACAGATCCACTTACGTTAATAGCCCTTGAAACGTATTTAGCTAAATTAGCTAAAGCTCTGTCTAAAGGCATACCATGATACAAACCAGCTTCTTCTATAGTTTCTCCATCATAGAATATGTTAGAAGAAGGAATATTGCAATGATGCGGGCGTTCGCACCCACCATGACTGCCAAAACAACCGTTACCTGTTATTGCCATTGTTACTCAAAATATTTATTTTTTGTTTTAAAAATTCTATTTCCCTATCCTGATATTCCATACGGCATATCATTGCGTTGATTAAAGCCGTAAGATCAGATTTCTGAGCCAGACTAAAGTAGCCAGCGTTGATGCCGTCAGCGCAGTACACGCAGTTCGTGCATGTATATCCGTCCGGGCATGGCACCGGCGTCTCGTCCACATGTGGAACATATACGTGTTTACCACTTAAGTCCTTACCAATTTGTGCACTCTTTTCCATTTTGAAGTTGTTTTTCAAGTTTTTCAACTCTTTGTTTTAAAAGCGTATTTTCTTCAACCATCCTATCCAAAAACTTATCTATGTTTTCAAAAACCAGCTCTATATTATGCATAACCTCATTATAAGGCATGCCTGGAGTTAATTTGGATATGAATGTCTTGCATCCTGTATAATGAATGCAATGATCGCTTAAATGACCATACGGGCAATCGCATTCTTTTGGAAGAATTTCGCAATTGTCCGTACAGTCATTACACGGATCAGACCCGATACAGATATTAGATCTCAGAATATCAGGTCTGTCATCTTTACAAGTGTTACAATTCATGACTTTCTTTTTTTTGGTGCAAGATAATAATTTTCATTCACACCATCACAATAAGAAGTCAATCAATGTATTCCAAGCGGTTAGTGCTGCCTTTAAAAACGTATCCACATCTGTTTTCTATCTCTACATCGGTAATAGGGAGAATAGCATCTTTGCCATAAGTAAGTTCGCATTTTGAAATAAAATTTACTATACCTTGATAATTACCATGAAATTCCCTTGCGAGTTTCCTGCCAGTAGGAATCCCTTCTTTATTGGTTTCAGGAATACCTATCAAGCACTTTATCCAGTTTGGTTCATTCTTGTTATTGCTTCGTATTTCGTAGTTCACGATATCAAATACAATACCTTCAAGGTTCTTGACATCGATGCTGTCCGCATCCATTTTCTTATCAATACGAATCGTGCTTGTTAAATCTCGTAATTTCATGATATTTTCTATTTTTGACATTAATGAATAACTGTCACAGTGTTTTAAAAGACCGAAGTAAGAAGACCAGCTTTCATTTGTAATACACTTCTTCGCGTCTTTGGCTACCCTCTTCCTTATTGTCACATAACCTTTATTGTGTTCAGATACGCCTTTGTTATTACGGTGGAAAACATACCCGCAAAAATCAAGAGGTCTATCCATGTCTGTTATAATACAAGTATGCCTTTTAGATCTTATCTTAAGCTCATACCACCAATAATTCTTAATCCTCCATTTGGCAGTATTAGCATCCTCCTTAGTATAGAAAGCAAGGAAATTATCGTCGGCATATCTCAATGAAAAAGGAGCTATTCTCTTTGCAAGATCATCAAAATCTTTCATAAGGAGATGATGAATGAAAGGGCTTGTAGGGGTTCCTATAGGTAACTCTCCAGATACGAAACTTACGTCTATTACAAAATCTATAAACTTTTTATTTGAAATAAAGTTCTTAAGTACTTTTCTAAACACTTTGTCTTTTACATGGTTATAACATTTACGTTGATCTATAACCAAACAATACTTCAAATCAAGTCTATCATAATAAACATGCTTTATCTTTTTAATAAGAGACCTTGATTTAGACGATGCTGTTATGCCAAATCCCGGCTTACAATTAAGACCATTCATATTATCCTTCTCATAATACAAAGGACCTAACTTTACTAAAACAAGATGCTGATAGATTCTGGTGGTAAGATCCGGGCTGTTTATTTCACGAACCTTACCATTCTTGTTTTCTTTTACAAGTTTGCGATATTTGATTTTGCTAACATAAGTACCATCTAAATACCATTCATACAATTTTAACGAATTACCATCAAAATCAGAATTAAAATTAACAACATCATTCTTTTTAGAATGGTTTTTAAATGCCGCTTCGCATGCTTCTCTAATATCATCCAAACTTACATCTATATAGTTTGAAACTGATTTCAGTTATGGGCTAATGACGGGCTTACGACCGTCGCGCATCTCTATCATATTTTTTATCATATAACCTCATACGCTTGTCTTTTATTGATTCTCCACTCCTGGGAAAGATTAAAAAGAATATACCCAATTTTTTTAGCCCACACAGGGCAAGGCCACAATTGTTGCGATTCGTATTAGAAGTGGCGTGAAACGCATGCAGATTACGAGGCGAGCAATTGCCATTGTTCGCATTACCGCCGAAACGAGCAGCCAATTCTTTTTAACCTCTTTCTCAACCGTTATTTGCTATTTCAGAGGTCAGATCCCAATGTAAGACTTGTTAGCAGACTAACGGATTTCATTGAATAGATTTTTATTGTTTATAATGTTAACTATCTCTGTTGTCTAATGACATTGCAAATGTATGTATAATATTTTATAGCTACAAAACAATTTGTATTAAATATTTTAAATTTTTGTTTTGTAGCTATAAAATATTATATTAACAAGATACGGCTGCGCCGTGATATAGTATAAAAGGCTGCGCCTTAGCGCTGCGCTTATGATGGCTGCGCCATCAATGGGTTGCACCCATCAAACCTGCGGTTGACTGGCGTCTAATAACAACTGGGCAAGGCCACAAGTGTTGCGAGCCGTATCAGAAGTGGCGTGAAACGCATGCAGATTACGAGGCGAGCAAGCGCCATGGCTCGCATAACCGCCGAAACGAGCAGCCAATCTGGACTTTATACCGACAGACGAAGCCCAGTAGCAATTGTCCCATGTATAAAAACATTCTCCTGTTCCGATACTTCCCCCTTTTTTATCCTTCCATCCGGTATAAGGAATACGGTGTAAAACATGACTATCTCCTAAATTTTGGGTAGTTGCTATCTTTTTATATTTAGATTCAAAATTAAAAACCTCACCATTATTTATAGTAGACCTTTTCTCATATGTCCATTTCTTTTGATCTGGCTCTATATAAATATCAATAGTATTACCTATTCGAGTGACATTAGGATCATTTAAACAAGTCCCTACCTGTTCGTATCCTCCTCCACAATACCTAAAGACGTCTCCAGACAGATTCATACCATCGTATAAAGACATCCTTAAAATAACTTCCAAATCAAATTCTGCCGGTTCGTCATTTTCGTTTAAGGCCGATATGGTACCAGTCATTTCCTTAAACACAATAACATTCATATGGCCTTCAGCCATACTCTTGGCTCCCTGGACGTTCTTATACCAGTATTTTCCTCCATAAAAATCAAACTCTGATCCTTCTTCTACGCCTGTTTCAAATGCAAAAGAAGCCGCCATCTGACTTTCCATGCACTGTTCTTTAGGATACTCTGAATTTATGAGGTTAGAAAAATGAGTTGTTTTAGTAGGTTCATAATGGATAATAGAAGCATTTGTAGCCCATGCTCCATACAGCCACGACTCTTCTCCTTTTTTACGGCATTTCACTCCTCCACATTTGCGATAATTGACATCATTACCTATTCCGTTATTACTTGATATTCCAGAACCGAAAGTGTCTGGATTAACCAAGTATTTAGTACCGTACAGCATTTCAAGGTATATGATATAGGCATTCAAGGTCAAAAAACCACCTTCAGAAAAAGGATAAGAAGATTCAGGATCTACGTTATTAGCCCTCGAATACTTAGCTATATTGATTTGATTTACGTCATTGCTCCTCGGATAAGTTCTTCCATTTAGAAACATCGTGCAGGCGTTACCAACTCCGGCTCCGGATTTACAATTTGTTTCTCCCTCATACAAGAAAAAGAAAGATCTTGCCTTGGAGTCTACTGTACATACCGGTCCAGGAGATAAGGCTGTGGGCGGCAGCACAGGGCACGTCTGGCGCAGGTCAAGTCCGTCCAGCATAGGAACCGTGTCTGCGTCGTACACACCAGACCATATTTTCCCACTTTTTCCAACTACCTTATCAACTACATACAGACTCTTGCTACATCCTAAGAATATGCTATAATTCTTTGAAGTAGTCTCCCAAGGTCTTAAAATCCTTACCTCTGATCCTGATACATTATAAAGTTTTTGACCAATACCATACTCTTCGTAAAAAGCCTTGGCGTCAAATGCTCCGGCATCACAATACTTATTTTTATGACCGTTATCCAAATACAGTTCCACATCGCATTCGGCTCTCATTTCCTCGGTTATACCCACCGTAGGAGCAAAATCTCCGTTTTCAAATCTAAGGAGATTATTCTTACGAAGCTTCCCGACCGGACGCACTTTGTCTCCGGTATTTTGAGTCATGTCTATAAGGTAAAAATCCCAAGAAGGGAGAAGGCTTTTGTCGCCAACTGATTCCGTGGCTTCTGGAGGAAGCTGGTCCTCAGCCCAAGCGGATGCCGATCCTGAAGCACCTTCTTTAAGAACGTTGAAAGTATTACCATCAGACAAAACAAAAGGTTCAGATCCCTCCCCTTTCTTCGATAAAAACTTTTCCCTTTTACCAACTTGATTAACGACGATGCTCTTCTTAGCCTTATTCCCCTCATCGGAGATAGTGTAATTCAAAGTCGTATCAAGACCTTCATTTATTTCAGAAAACACCGACACCAGTTTATCATTCTCACCTTCTGTCGGATTAAATTTTACGTTGCTCATTTTCAAAAATCAAATTTGCATTCATCAACAACGGGCTCGCATTTGGTATTTTCATTAACCCATTTCATGCCCTCTTCTTCCAGTATCTTCTTGGCCTTTTCATTGGCATCATCAACGCTAATGAAAGACGTTACGGTACCGGCGTATATTCTCCTGTATTTCTCAGGAGCCTTCCATCCTTCCTTACAACATTTACTAAACCAACCATGTTGATCTTCGTTGTAATAAACGGTTTTACATACTCCAGATTCGTTAGCGGCAGCCTGCCCTTCTTGCTCAAGAATCTTCGCAGCTTCGTAGTTTGCTATTTCAGTACTGAACTTAGACCATACACGCCCGGCCTCTACCACGTGATGTGTGGGTTGTTCTTGTTTTTGACCATCAGGACAATCATTTTTAAAGAAATCTCCTTCCTGTCTTGTGTTATAATATACCTCGCAACAGCCACCTACTTTATTAGCATACAACGGACCTTCTTTCTCCGCAAACTCTTCCGCTTTCCTATCTGCATCATCTTGGCTTATATCCGAACAAAATTCAGCCTCATGAACGATAAACGTTTCTTCAGAACCAAGATCTTCCGGACAGTCCGATTTCTTGAAAGCTTTTCTGTATTCTTTGTTGTAATACATCTTTTTCATGACAAGATCTTATTAAGTTCTTCTTTGAATTTCTGAATCTCATCCGGACACAACCCGCATTCCCCTTCACATACGATTCTTCTCATACGATCTATTTTAAGAACCGTATCCATATCAGGCTTGATACCTACCTTATACTTATGATATTGTAGATACTGATCAGCCTTACATGCTATAAAACGATCAGCACACTCACATAAGTAAGATGAAGGGAAAAGGATTTGCTGTGTACTTCCGGTAGCTGCCATATCATTTCGAGGTAAAATACCTGGCGTATTCTTTATTTATGTATTCAGAATAAGTAGCAAGATCATCCGGATCCGGGCACTCGTTCTTCAAATTAACGATCCACCCTCTTACCAGCTTTTGAATATCAGCATACCTTTTACTTACACCTCCTACAAACCTGAACTTGCGATGAAGGTCTATGATTTTCTTGTCCAATACAGCAAGTTCATCATATTTCTGAATACAAGCCGCATTAGAATCAGCTTTAGGTGTCGTATTCGACTGAGGCTTTATAGCCCGACTTTTATTAACAGAAGCAATGTTGCTTCTTCCACATCCGCATCCCATAATTCACTTATATTTAATTGATTATATTTTGCAACCACAATTTTCACAATTATTGAGAACGTAAATCAATTTAGACGCTTTTTCGTATAATTGTTTTACGTTTTCAAAATTCCCTAATCTCATATTAGCTTCAGCCGCAGCCAGCAGAAACTCTATTTCTTTTATTTTATTAATAATATCATCATCCTCATGATCACATAACACAGTTGACCTGGCCCATATCTTATCTATGTTAAGACGGATCAGATCTGTTTTTAAATACTTTCTGTTAAATGAATAAGAGGAAGGACTGCCTTTTATGGTAATATCGTATATACCATCTTTTAGGTTTTCAAAGTCATTTCCGCGACCTGGATTTATGCCAAGGGTCTTACTGTTGAATACATTCAACTGATTCTTACCAAGATAATAAACATACTTATTCTCGTCTTCAGGTGGCACAATCTCTATAATAGCCGGTCTGTCTGCCAGTATCCCCCATTCCGACTGATCGGCTATGCGAAGCGTTTTAGGGTTGTTGGTGCTTATAACCTCAAAATCAAGATGGATGTTGTTCATACTCTCCTCCCATCCCATTCTGGCAAGGGAATCATCGTATCTGGCTGTTATATCAGCTCCCTCTACCTCAGTGCTATTAACACGTACCTCGGTACCATTTATCTTGACTCCTACTATTTGGGCTACCAACGACTTAGCCATACCAAACATAGGAACAATGATTTCCCCGTTATAATCAGTTCCTTCATTTGGATACTGTACTACTTCCGTCTTGTACAGGCCATCATTTCTTCTGGCTACTATTCTAATAACCATCTGATTTTCTACATCGTAGTCGGTCATTACTATCCTGACATAGAAAATGTTATTTCTTATCTGTGGTAAAATATCGATATAATTCATAACTTACCTTTTTCCACAAAGATAAGTAAATGGGGTGATAAAAGTTTAAAATGTTGTGTATTAAATAAAATAGGACGTGATTATTACCATATCCGATAATAGATTCCAGCGCCTAAGTAGGGGGAGAAGCCCTCGCGCCCAACCCCATACCCTGCCGTCAGTCCTATGCCCCAGCGCCGGCTCTTTTCGTATATTATTTCTTTTTTGTGGTAGATGATCATCGTGTCTAAATTAGGTCTGTATCCGCTTATAACAGCCCGATAATCATCTGTGTTGTATGTTTTTCTTTGTATAGGAATATTGATATAAACAGTGTCTTTTATCGTATCTTTTTCAACTATAGCATCCATAGGGAAAGGTATTTCTACCTCCCCTACGTCAACTATATACTGAGGAACAGGAACAGGTTGGATAATGGTATCTATTACAGTATCTATTTTTATATCGTATATTATTTCTTGTTTCTTGCATGTTTTACCAAACAAGAAAGATATAAAACACAGTAGAAGAACTCCTAACACATGCCTGGCTCTCATTTTTTGCAAACACATCTTTTACCCTCCTTATCTTCGTCTAAAAGTTCTTGTATATCACCGTTGTTAATACCTTCTTTAAGCTCTTCTCCGAATGGAACTTTTTGCCACCAACTTACTTTGCTAAAGAAATACTTAACACCTTTTACTATCATCAAATCAGGTGCAAGGTCGCCGAGGCGTTTGAATGCCATTCCACCGTATAATATTAAGGCGAATATCGTAATCCACTGAAGAAGCATGTCTATAAACTCTGGGGATTTATGCCCTCCCATAGACATAATAAGATCCATTCCGGATATGGTAAACAGCCCGAAAGAGCAGGCCGCGAACTCAAGAAGGATTTTCAAAACTCCAATTTCGCTTATGCATGTCAATATCTTAAAAGGCCTCTTTCTCTTTCTTCGGATATAGCAGTGTTTGATACTTTTTATAGTAGCTAACAAAATATTTATAGCTAATATAAACAATATAGAATATATAAGGTGGTGAATCTCCTGGAAATTCATCCACAATGCTGATAATCCGGAAATGAGAAAAGCCCAGAAACTTTCTAAATTCATCCTTCCTACAAATCTGTAAGCCATATTAGAACATAGTTACTTTCTTGCTACTTCCAAGAGAGTCATATACGTCAATATGGACCCAATTGGTACCTGATTCTAATCTAATGGGACAAGGAAGTAAATCCTGTGACTGAATTATTTTATTCCTTGTCTCTTCTGCCGTCATACCCTTGGCATCAAAATCGATGGCTGCCCCAAGCATATGAGGACTGATATACAAAGACCCTGATACGGTCTTGGATTTTACTATGTCTGAGATATTGTTCCTAAACCCACGCTCATCAAACCTTCCGCCCGACTTCCAGGTATTAACCGTCATCGGAGTTTTCAAAATGTCTTTCCTTAAAACCAGTATCGTGTGAAGCAACTCAGTTCTTAAATACCTCCAGCAAAGATCTTTGTCTCTACCGTATTCTTTAGGACCAACTAATTCAACAATACTAAGATACTGACTCAATTCTTTTATAATATCTTTTCTTTCCATAACTTAACCTTTTTCACAAAGATAATTAGAACCTTACCGATATGAAAAATAAGTAGAATCGGGATTAAAGAAAAACCCCTGCATAAATAAATATACAGGGGTTATCCATAACATTAACAACAAATCACGACCTAAACAACCCTCACGTATCCTGCTGATACAAGATCAGAAAGATTCTCGTAAGCCAAAGGGATGCCTGAATCTCTTATGCAAAGATACTTAATTTCTTTGTCAATGTAATACTTTCCATTCTCTAAAATAGAATTATATACCCAAGGAATAGGATCGTCTATCGTACCTGAATGCTTTTCCTGAACAACCATATACAGGCTTTCAGTTCCACCTCCCTGACCAGGAACCCAGTCGGCTTGGAGATTGTGATTTTGCCTTACTTCAAACAGAGTCCAATCCAAATCCGAAGGTTTGTTTTTGCTACGGAAACGCTGCCCTTTTACAACAGCCGTACCCATAGGAAGACCTTTGTCTCCGTAAACTCCATCCTTATCCCAGATAGGGTACAATCCCTTTATCTTAAGAGCAAGATTCTGGTCGGTGTTTTCCAGCATAGCCGGCGTGTTGATCATCGCCCTCATGTACATAGCTGTAGCCTTCTCCGGATCATTGGCTTCAAGGATCTTATTTTTTTCTATGATCTGATCCTTTGTCCTTACCAACTTCTCAGGATAACCTTCATCCACTTTCATAGACTCAACTTCACTCCTGTCGGTTTTAGAAGTTATTTCCTTTTCTATGGCAGCAGTACGATCGTTGCACTCAGATTCATATACATGCATTTCATTCATTGCCGTATTAGCAATATCAAGCTCGTATTCTGAATCTGCTACGGATACGGTGTATATCCCGCTTCCTTTTGCTACATCAATATCGTTTTTAACCTTCTGCCTCATGCTGCTGTTATACCATATCTGTTTACCATCCAAGCTATAAGAGCGGACAGCATCAGAATAAGCATATTCCCTGGCCTCAGAAACTTTCTTATCCTTAGCCTTGGCAAGCAACTCCTCTTCAGTTGGTCCAGGAGGCTCCGGGTCAAGCTGCATGGCAATAACTTCTTTCGCACTCGCATCAGGATTGCCTTGATGGAATTTTTCTTGATCGGAGTCAAGTTGAACCCATTTACCATCTAAGAAATCTTGGTAAGAATACCCTACTTCGTAAGAAGAGGAATCCAACTCGTATCCTTCCCAGTAAAAACCTTTTACGTTTTTATTTACATAAACCATACTCTATCCTTTCTGTTAAGCTTGTTCACCTACTCTGATAACTAACTTATCATTAATATACCAGATACTTAATTCTATAAAACTATTTTTAGGTACTACTACGCTATCGCCTGACATGCTCTGGAACAGGCCAGAGGTAGGAAGCGGCTGCGTGATGTCTGTGCCGGTAGTGTTGTTGCCCCGCCCCTGCCATTCCCTCCCAACATCCTCAGCAGATACGGCCATAGACAGGTTCGTAGCGGAAGCTACGTTGGCTATGATATTATGAGCATCTATTGGCAAACTTGCTAATGTTGTGACAACATTAGGAGTCTTAGCCATAAACTTCAAATAAGATAACATGTCATTAGACAACGTAGCCGTATTAGCTATAGCTCTATATGTCTTATCTTGGGAAACAACATAAGTTACCATCTCAATGTCTATATAAGATCCAGATACGTCTTCCTTTGAGTTGGTGTTATTAAATAAAACAGCTATTATTTTTAATTCAGAATTATCATTGTCTAAAAAATAATCCAAAGAAAAATAATAAAAACTAAGCTTACCTAATGTAATATTGTTATTGTAAGCATTCAGAACTTTTGCATACGAATCCTCATCAAGAGTTCCAGAAGTACTGGGAAATATGGATAAATCAAGATAAGATGAATCTACTCCTGTACTTACCATACCAAGTGATTCAAGCACCTTAGTTCCACCTTCTTCAGTAACCAAAATATATTCGTTATACACGTTTTTAGTTTCTGTAGATGCCACATCGTCTTTTACAAGATACATGACATTATCCTTCGCTTCTCCAACAGTAGGAAGTTTGCTAACAATCTGTTTCTTCCACCCTGCTGCCGAAACAGCATCATCTATGTACTGTTTTGTTACATGATCTCCCCATGTCATATTACTAAGAAGAGTCTTGCTACCGTCTTGACTTCCGGCAGGGGGAGCCGGAATGAGGCCTCCCTTGCCCGACTCCGAACTTGTTCCAGGAGCGGCCTGCACCACATTCTCAAGTCTGGAATCAACCTCCAGACCTTCGAATTTACTGTTATAACCCACTTCTGCCATTTTTTATTTCTTGTTAATTTTGTCCAACAATTTCTTGATCTGGTCTACGATGTCCATCACCGCGCCAACCTTATTTTTTACGTCCTCAACCTTCTGATCGATCTTAGAATCCAAAGCCTTTAAACGGTCTTCGTTTTTACGATACACTAAATACAGGGCTAAACCGATGATTGCTATCGTAAGGATATTAGCCAAAACGCATCCGATTATTATCTGAAACATGATGATTATATGGTAGATAACGCTACCACACGCTTTAATTATTCAACTTTTTACAAATATAGTAATTACCCCAATCATAACAAGATCAAAGACGCTCGTCATTAACATCAGACACCCATTCTTTAGATGAAAGAACAGATTCAAACTCAGAAGAAGGGCTGTCATATACCGGATACGGATATTGAGGTTCGTCATCAGCCTGCGTGTCTAAAGACTTAAATAGAAGGTCATAATGTTCTACATGTAAAATAACTTTAGAGCCATCTACGCTCGCTCTTGGGCTGCCTATTCCTAATTCACGTCTCTTTTCTTCAGATACGGAATCATATACTTCTTTTGGTATGATAATGAATTTCATATTACTTTGATTTTAGGGTTTGTAAATAGTTATATGCTTTGATACAGTCGTCTTTGGAAAGAATAGCTCCGTTATAGATACCTAAATTTTTGAAAGCCATTTGTAGGAAGTTATTTCCATTAAATCCAATACTCAACGAAGATTTGCTACCTGTTTCACGTTTTTTAGCAATACTAACAACCTCTGTCCAATCATTTAAATATACCCTGCCGTCGGAACATATCGCCTTTAACGACTTGGATTCAATATTAATTGAAGAATTGGGGTCATTTATAAATAACGTTACACCATTTACTGAACTGTATACCATTAAACTAAATTTTTTAACGATACCAGCATCAACCCTTTCTTGTGTTATAATTTCCCAATCCCCCACAACAGTCCAATCCTTTCCAAGTTCAAAATCAGAGCTTTGAATCTTATCATCCACCCCATCAGTAACCAGATATCCTTCGTATTCGGGGATTTGCTCTATAGTAATGTCACAGGATTCTTGTACCTTATTTAAGGTAAATCCATACCAATCTCCATTTGCTTTAAATGGAAAAGACGGTAATGTATAAATTCCATCTTCTGATATTTTGTATATCTGTTGTCCTTCATAAGTTACTTGTTTATAGGATAGAGTTTGACCATCTTTCAGTCCGTAAACTTTTATCTTATAAGAAGGAACTGTAAAAGAAGGTTGTTCAGGATAGGATTGATAATATAACTGTGTAGACGCAACTTTAACTGAAGTTATATTTACAGAATAACTCGTCCAAGTTAAATCCGCTCTATTAGTAGATTTAACCCATCTACCACCATTATAATTCTCAGCATACAACCCATACCCACTCCCTTCTGCAAACCCAAAGTTCGACAGTACAAGATCATTACCATTGCCCGTAATGTTGGCAATAGTAGCACGATCTTCGTCCTCGTTGGTCTTGCCTGTGACTGTCCGTGCCTGGTCGGGGAAGAGCCAGGGATAGGTTTTGACGAAATAGTCTTTGATCTTGGTCAGTTCTTCTTCGGTGGCGTCGTGATCGAGAAATACAAGTTCCCAGATAGCAGCGTTAATACAAGCTCCTACATTAGTTGGAGCTAATTTCCCAACATGTAGCACATCTGTTCCTTCAAAATTACCAGTTGTAATCGAAACACCATTATAACTTTTAGATGTCTGATAAGTAAAGATGTGTGGTAAATCATTTTCACTCCCTATTGCTCCAAAAGATATAGGCTTATTAAAATGATCGGCTTGTATATTTCTATATTCTAACAAGAAGGCACCATTATTGATCCAATTCTTTACATTAGATACTAATCCTAATGCTCCTTCTCCCCTTGTAATCCACTGTCTCAACGCCACAACCGTATATCCCTTTTCCTTAGTCAGAATAGGGAAGTTATCACAGACACCGTAATCGTCTACTCCGTCAAAGACGAGTGCACCGGGGTAGAGGGGAAGTTGTTCAACGGTAAGTTTAGATCCATACCATCTTTCAGGATATTTTTCTATAGATAAATAGAGAGCTTCTGCCAAAAAGTTAGACGGAATTATTTCATACACACCATCTTCTGACATGTAAAAACGATTGCCCAATCGATCATCCAAAAAAGCATCGCAACCTTCTGGTATGCCTGTTACTTTTAAAACGCAAGATTGACGTAATTTTATATTATGGTACAATAAACCCAATGAGGCATTTTCTTTAAATGTTGCTGTTATTTTAATGCTGTTTCTTTCAAAATAAGCCGCCGTTGAATTTGTGCCCCACTCATCTATGTCTACAACATACCCGCCAATTCCGGACATCCCCTTCCAAGAGAAGTTTTTCAACTGTAGATCGTGTCCATTGCCCGTCTTATCAACCCATACGGGATTGGCAGCCATCTGTTCATTAGTGAGACCAGAAGCGGAATATCTGGCTACGATACCTTCTATATCCGGGAAGGAATCTGCATTGCATGGCAGGTCTAATATCATTTTCGCATACTCCTTAAAAGGTATTGAAGTAGGTACATCATACCCTTTGGATATAAGGGCTTGCCTTATATCCTCTTTGGTATTTATGATCCTCATTAACTTATCTGATATGGTTCCCATTACACTTCCTCCCCATTTATGTAATCTAATACCTGACCTATGTCTCCGATGTCTGATTTTATTGACTCTCCTTGAGAATGTATTTCAATAAGTTTCTGATATAAAGTGTTATCCCCTATACGATTCTTATCTGTAGCTTGTTCTTCGATTTTGGCTATCGTATCAGGATCTTCGTACTTAACACCATCAGGACCATACCATTCGTCTGTTAAATTCGTGTATTTATGACGGACTGGAGTCGGTTTAGACTCCAGTGTTACTAAAAAATATTCGTTACAGCTCATGACAATAAGATTTAGTGGTTGCAACAATTACATCTACAAACTGTTCTCACGTAGCCAGAGGGAATGGCAGCCAGCTCCGTCCCTACGGCTATCGCCGGGTCAGTGCTTTCCATGACCGTCAGCGCCATCTTGTCCACGTCAAGGTCATTATCGTAAACGATTTCTCCCTCAACGTAAATGCTCCCTGCATCAGAAACGTAGCAGTTTTTGACCTGTCTTATATGGCGCTGTGTAGCAGACGCAAAATCACACTCAATACTTAACCACCCTACCGGTATCTGATCAATATTGGATCCGATATTGTAATCAGGATCGGTTGTTTTAAGAACCATATGTCTCAATTCCCTTGTATTCCCGTATCCGTCCATTGTTATGTATGTCCGGATCTGAACCTTGCCCTTTTCCGTCTTATAGCAGTTTTCTACTATTTCCGTGTCGGATGTAGTAGCATCAGGGAAATCACAAACAATACGCTGCCATCCTTCTTGTATTTTGCTGAATGTGGCGCCTCTTTGTATATCAGGGTCGGTAGTTTCTAAGACAATAAGATACTCGTCCCGGACACCTATTATGCTATCTACCGACCTATATCCACCAAGATGTATTTTACCACCAGGAGTAGTATAACATTCATCTACGGACATAATATGTCTTTCCGTAAGATCAGGAAAATCGCATTCGGTTTTCGTCCATTCGTTAGGTATCTTATCTATTCTCGTCCACTGAGGATAGGCGTCGTCCGTTGTCTTAACAATATAATAATACTGTTCCCTTACACCAAGAACGGCATCAATAGCTTGATAACCTTTTATATTGACCTTGCCACCATCAGTCTTATAACATTCGTCCACTTCAACAATTTCCCTGTCCGTCATGTCAGGAAAATCGCAGACCATCCTCACCCAATCTTCGGGAATGGAATCCAGCACGGTTCCTACCTTAATATCAGGATCAGTTGACTGAAGAACGGTATAAACCTCTTCCCTGGCTCCAAGGATGTTATCTATGGCTACCAAACCTTCTACTTGAACTTTTCCTTTTTTAGTAGTGTAACATTCAAGAACGTAAGTTACGTCTCGTTCTGTCATGTCAGGAAAGTCACAAACCATTCGAACCCAATTCTCTGGAATTAGTTTAAAAACATGGCCGGCAGGGAAATTATCGTCCGTCGACTGAATAACGGTATAAATAGACTCCCTGATATTTATCTTATCATCTATGGCTTCCAATCCTTCTATTTCAACCTTACCATCCGGAGTCTTATAACATCTGTTAACGAATGTAATGTCGCGTTCTGTCATATCAGGAAGATCGCAGTCGATCATAACCCACTCGTCCGGTATTTTAGTAAGAACCTTACCTACCGGATTATCCATGTCGGTACTGTCGGTAATTCTATGGGTTTCTTTAAGAACATCCATCTGATCGTTAAGAAGATACCAACTCCATACTTCAACCTTTCCACCAGGTGTACGGTAACAGGTTTTGAAATCTTTGATAACTTTCTCAGCTATGTTAATCCACTCCCATTCGGTTGTGGCCGGAATACCAGAAACAGGATGCTTCTTACCTTCTTCGTCAAGATACCAATAACAGCCATTTAAGGACACAACCACTTGGTAGATTTTGTCCCCTATTTTTATACCGGATTTGCTGTCATCTACCGGTTGGGAGGAACCCCATTTTCCAACTATGTTGGTTATTTTATCAATGCCCCTACCAAAGGCACCGGATAAAAAATCCACGCCGTTCATATGAAATTGATCTATTTCAAATTATTTTATTACAAAAAAGGGGGTGGAGGACCAGCCTCCTCCCCCTTGGGATATATAGAAAAAAGGAAAATCAAATCTTGCAGGGCTTGATATTTGCCGAAGCAGCTAACAAGTCCATAAGGTCTTGAATACCTTCGTGAGCGCCATACGGTACATGGAAGTGTACTGTAATATGATCATCAATTACCCTACCGAAGCCGTTAGAGTAACGTGCCGGCTTCAACGTTACTGAATAATCAGCATACGGAGCCAACAGATCTAAGCGGGTTTCTTCGTTGGTAAACATCCGTTCCATAAGTTCTTGGTGAGTCTTACGGAAATCGAAGAACATACGTTGTTCGCGTTCCTTATCCAGCAATTCAGCGCCGAGGTGAGTACGCGGAGCCCAGTGCTGTTTATATTCGGTATGGATCGGGTTGAAGTACGTGCTGATAGTCTCGCGCTGTTCATCCGGATAACCGCCATTTACAGCAATACGAACAGATCCTTCTTGGAATGTCAGACGGTCAATCAAACAGTCAGACGGAGAAATCATGTAGTCAATACCACGGAACAAGATACCGCATTTGCAGTTCTTAGGAAGCGGATCGGCGATAATGGACTGATCTCCTGCTACGGCACCCAAACGTTTCCAGTTACGTCCACGATAAGATTCGGGAGCTTTTGATACGAAGAAGTCTTTGAAAATTTTATCGCATTCGTCGCAAACCATGTTAGTAACGACCGTTGTTTTGAATTTGTGTTGACATCCACCAGGTGTACCGTAATCTTCGATTGTCAGATACGGGAATGCTGCCTGTAATTCTTCTTTAGCACTGTTACCACATTCATCATCTGGCAACGTAATTTCATAAGCTTCTTTCGAAATCTTACAAGAACCACATGCTTCCCAGCTAACGGTAGTAACAGTAGGATTGCTACACATATCTGCTGTTTTAGCAACGAACGTTACTGTGGCAGTCGGATTGGTTTCTACAAATGCATCGATATCAGCCTTCGTCAGTTTCTTGCTTACGGCCACAGTGTACATACCTACGCCGCCATCTTGGGCTGCTGTTTTCTCGGCAGTGCTACTAACGGCATTCTTAATGCTTTCTACTACAGTAGACTGATCAACGCCATCATCCTCTAACGTTACGGCATAAATCAAACCGCCGTCTACCTTAGTATATCCTTCAGGACACTCTTCGCAGCCTTTCATTATAGAAGACAGCTTTTGAGTATAATCATCAGGCTTACCACCTTCTTTCATCACCTGATATTTGGAAGTAGAAAGATGACGTCCGACTCTCTTGATATCCAAACCAGGATAAGCAGCCTTAAGCTGAGCCAGGGCATAAGCATCACCGGTATCACACATTTCCATACAATAGAAATTCATGTCGGTTTCCACCGGAGTTTTTTCCAACTCGTCACAAGAATGGATAGGATGGATTTCTACAAAATCACCTACCTTTCCACCACCTGCAATCGGCTGATTCTTGATACGTTCGATTGTTTTCAAGATAGCAGCCAAAATATCAACATCTTCGCAAGGATCACATTCTGAACACATATCCTCACGACCAGGACAGTTTTCGAAAATGATGTAATCATCGATATTCACCTCACCCATCGGATAACCACGAAGCTCGAACAAACGTCCTGTCAGCTTAATATGAATAGGGATACGATCGCCTTTTCTTGCTGTAATAGCGGTATTGTCGTCAATTCCGTTGTAACCGAAAATAACTTCATCTACTTTAATTTCTTTGCTCTTCGGAGCAGAAGCATACACTTCTATAATTTCATCAATAGCAAACGTAGGTGTAGAGAATGATTTATCATCAGATACACGGTCGTTCACCATCTCATTACGTCCGATTCTGATCTGGAAACGTTGTTCGTCCTTACGATATCCTTTCAAGTCTTTCAACGCTTTCAAACCATCTTTAGTCTGCTCACCATCCAAATCATAGATAGCGATCTGACCTTCTTGAAGCAACAAAGAATCTACGTCCGCCAACTTAGCGTGCGGAGGACAGATAATGTGTCTGTCATACGGTTTATGGATAGCCATAGCCTTATAATATTTTAAAAATTAATATTCTGTTATCTGTCTCAAAAATAGCGATAGTCATATAAGCAACAAAAAGCATTAGGAATTAATTAATTCTTAATGCTTTTTGATAGTCTTTAATTTAGGACACGTCTTTATTCTGCTATAAAGGAGATTGGACGTTGTTTGAGTCTATTTGATAACGTCCATATTCGCTTTCATTCAAAGCAAATTGCTTTTCAATCATGTTAAGGATAATACCAATTAATTTATCATCTAATTCAGGATCTATATCGGTTGAATTAGAACCATCGGATTTAACATATCCTTCGATGTCAACTTCCTTAGGATAGCGGTAATACGTAAGGTAAACGGTGTCTACTTCAAAACCAGACTTGTACACCCTTACCGAATCTTCGCCTATAGTGTAGAACGTTTCCCTAAAATCAAAATCAGGTTTGTTAAAAAAGTCGGCAAGAAGCTCATGCGGGTTTTCGTTCTTAGCCTCCCACATGGTAAAATCAGTGACCGTGCATTCACCTTTGGTAAATACGCCTGATATGTTTGAAAAAGAAAAGAAATCAGAAGGCAATGAAAACAAAGTGCTTTCCGGATTATCTTTATCTCCTTTCTCGTCAAGTTCTTTTGAATACACAACTAACTTTTGGATATAACGTATATCCTCTTCGTTTTTCTTATCAAGGATATAACGAACAAGGCGGTTTTGTTCGTCATTAAAAAGCTGAACAAAACGTGCCTTGTCAAGTTTTATACCACCGTTGGTCATGTTTTCTTCAGCCTTCTGTAAGGCCCGAAGATAACAATCAACAATCTTCATAAATTATTCTTTTTTATCAGCGTATTGATCAATATCAAAACCTTTTTCGTCTTCCTTTTTCTTCTTGTCAGACTTATCTCCTTCTATTTTTTTATGCTTGTTCTTTAAAGCATTATACGCTTCCAGAACACGTGACTTGGTTTCTAACATCGACTTATTGGAAGCAAGAGCCATAGACGCAGAGATAGCGTCGGCGCCCAGGGGCTCGCCATTCAGATACAGTCCGTCGGTGTTGACGGTGACAGCCAGTCCCTCGATCATTTCCCTAATCATACGATGGAATTTGATCACCTGCATTCCCTCAGAAGATTCATCATCAGACAAGAACCTTGAGCTTGCTTCTTTATACATGTCAACGTTCGTATTCTTAGCATCAATCCAATTAGTGAATATGTATTGAACCATGCTCTGATCAAGCTCTACGCTATATATGATATCAAGATACAAAAGCAGATCGTAGATGCTTTTCCTTTCAGCCTCGGATCCTTTCAGTTTGTTCATGAACTCGTATAAAATATCAGCCTTGTCAATCTGACGTTGTTTCCTGATATCTACGGCCGTAGTCTTGTCTTCTACACAATAATAAGATTCAACGTACATCGGATTACCGTCTTCCTCTTTAGGAGTAAGAGACTTGGATAAAATAGCTATATACAGCTCAAATAAATCACGAACGTCATTAGTGTAGAACAAACGACCATCATATAAGTCAATTCTGTAAGAATCCCAGAAATCGAAGTTCTTTTGGTCCAGGTCCTCATTGACAGTTTCTTCAAACGGATACCGAATATTCTTAATACGCATATCCATTTCATTCTTCTTGTCTTCAAGTGAGTAACCTTTATAACATGCTGAATTGATAAAGAAACCTGTATCATACACCCTAAGATCCTTGTCCCATCCACAACAAGATACTGTCTTGTTCCCAGGGAAAGGAGTCTTGGAAATGCCTCTTTCCTGATATCCGGAAGGAGCTTCTTCATCCATCTTACCTGTTATAACATAAATAGAGTCGGAATATATCTTCATTCCTCCTACGGTAGCCAGCAGTTTCTTAGACTCATGGCTTTCTTCAAAAATCTTTTTTCCCATTTTTTTATATACCCTACGTCTTTTCATATATGAAAAGACTATGTTAGAAACAAAATTTGCGGCCGGTTTTAAAGCCGACCGCAAGTTAATATTAAAAGTTATGATTACAAAGAGCTTGGTAACAATTCAATTGTTACGAACCGGCTGGTATCTTTTACCCAACAAGCCGATACAGAATGGCACCAGAATTGTTCTGACATACGAGGATGGCTGGATACAATTTCTTGAGCCGATACTCTGGATGACCATCTACCTTGTTCGTAACCCCACCACATAGAACCGATATCAGGCTTAACGTAGAATACGTTGCTGTTGATATTACCAATACGAGCTTCGGCTGAAGCAGGGATGCCGGCGAATGCATTGGAATATTCAGGAGCGGTCAAGTCTTCCATAATACATGAATATGATGTGATAGGAGTCATACCGTCTACCAACTGGCTTCTATCTACCATATCAACGTAATCCAAAGAAGGTTCGTGTTCTACAATAACCTTACCAATACCCGGAATAGTAACACCCTTGATCTTTACAGTTCCTAATTCAAGAGCATCGTTTGATCCTGTTACCGGATTATTGATAATACGTTCTGTACCCATAAGCGGAGCCAAGGCACCCAATTGAGAGAAGAACTCATCACGGAAGATTTCAACGATGTTCTTGTAAGCCATAGCACCTACCTTGAATTTCATTACACGATTTTCAATCGGCATATCGCTACGACCACGGAAAATATAGTCAGCAGCAGCCAGGAAGTGTTCGCGCTTGATACCGCCCGGACGTGCATATGAGATAACGAAACCACGGCGAAGTTGATGGTACAAACCTTCGTTTTTCATCAAAACACCATTATGACCCTTAACTCTACCTCCACGCATGAACATAAGTTCGTATGCTTCCATCTTAGCCAACTCAGCCAAACAGAACAAAGACACTGTATTGGCTACACGTGCCGTACGCATATCAATGCTTCCGTCACCAAGACGAGAACCGATAATGGCATAACTTGCATCACCTCCTCTGATTTCAGAAAGCTGACGAACTTTCTGGTAAGCCTTGTCGATGAAATTCTGTGTACGTTCGTCCGCATAAGCCAAAGACTTAATACCAGCGTACATAGTCGTTTCACCTTCAACACCACGGTGTCCACCAAGCGTAAATTCACAAGTCATAGAACCGGCCTTAGAAGCACCTCCTACACCAGAGAACTGAGTAGAGAACTCACCAAGAACGTTTGTTACCTTCCAGTATTTAATACCGGCGCGAAGCATGTCTTTCGGGAAGTATTTAGCACGAGAACGACCCCACAGCTTACACCAATATCTCCAGTTTTCACCTTCTTGTTTCGGAGGGCGCTCTGTAGAGATAAGAGCCTGGCAACCGTTAATCACATCGTAAGTAATAACATCTCCTTGTTTGAATTGTGCATTCAACACAATTTCGAAGAAGCTTTCATCAATACCAGGTTTTGCATATTTCAAAGACGTGTCTTCTACTGTAACCACCTCATACGTTTCTGATACCGGAAGATCATAACGGAATGAACCATTGATACCATTTACGGTAATAGTAGCATCCTGTTTAATCATACCCATATACATAGGCAGAGGATAGTTTGTAATGTTAGAAAACAACTCAAGCATACCCAGATGGTTCTTATCCGGATTTTCGTAGTACCAATCTTCTAAAGAGCTAAGATCGTGCTCTACGATACTTTGCTTAACGACTTTAGCGTCGGTATATCCAATCACCGTGTCACCATTCATGGTGGCCGGGAAATTTTTTGTTAAAAGTACATTAGCCATGAACGAAAAAATGTTTTAATTTTTAATCTATACTGATTTCATCGAACTTCACACCTTGAACTTGATCACCTTTATCATCTACCGGAGCTACCCTCTTGTCTTTATTTGTGTGGCTGATGAGCTTATAAATTTTCTTCTTCTCATCAACTACAGCTTGATTCGACTTCTGTTTTATGAACTCTCCTGGGTTCATAAGAAACATAATCAAATCTGGCGCTTCTTCCGGATTCATCATCATCTCCCTTACCCTATTAAATGCTTTGGTAATTCCGGGATTCGATTCAGAAGGTTTTAGGGCAAAATCAAGAGCTTTAGATACCATAGTGTCATTTAGCTGATACTTTGCCTGGATAGAAGACTTAAGGTCTTTCTTATACCTTCTAAAATCTTCTGCATCCTTCGCCTTCTTTTCGGCAGCCTCTTTAGTACGTTGCTGGATAATATCATCCATTCTCTTATCAAGCTCAGCCTTATACTTTATAGCCTTTGCTTCAACATACTCTTCTCCTTTATTGATAATGCCTTTGAAAAACTCATCAGCTTCATCTTTAGGCAACCCAAGAAGATCAACATAATGGCGAACGATCTTTATCTGATCTGCTTTGTTTTCAATGTCAAGCTTTTCTATCGGAGCGACATTCGTATCATATTGCTTAAGAATATCAACGATATTAGCGCCAGCCTTATCAGCCTGAATAAGCTTCTTGGTAATATCAGAAACAGAAGTAACATCTATCTTATCCTTAACAATATCCTCTTTCTGGCTTTCAAGGACTGTAGATAGTATGTCACACAACGAATCTTCTTTACTAAAATCAAGATCATTGATAGTAATCTCTTCGCCGTTTTCACCGCTAAATACCACATCTTTCAAATCGGGAATGATCCCTCTTGAAGAAAGGGCATCCAATACTTTTCTGTAATTGACAACCGGGGTCTCTACCGGATCCTGTTTAACGTCAACCACATTCTCTTCTCCTTTTTTATCCTCTTTAGGGTCAGGAGTAGGATCGACAACCGGCTCTTCTTTAATTTGAGAACCTTCTTCTACAGGCTTCTCATCTTTTTTAGCCGGTTCATTACCATTAATAGGCAGAATATCTTCTTCCCTATTATAAACATCATCAACTGGACCGATACTAAAAATATCGTCCAATTCTACTATTCCATTTTTTTCTAATTTTCCCATACTGCAAAAATATTTAAATACCTATATTTCAGACAAAAAACTTATAAGTGTTTAATCTTCACTAAAAATTAAACATCCCCAAATTTTATTAGAGATTTTCTAATGAAATTTGGGGATGTTTAATCCTTAATTCTTATTGATTCCGGCTACATACCTTTTGGTGGCATCTTCCCTCGCTCGTTGAGCAAGCTCTTTGGATTTTAATTTTAACTCTTCCATTTTCATTCTCATTTCATCATCATGAAGTTTGGAATCGTTTTCAATTTTCTTATCCTCTATCCTTTCATTGCTTTCTATATCAGCTTGCCTTACGGTCTGATCTGAAACAGAAGCCAGGAAGTTGAGGGAGGTGGCGTCGCTCTTGGCGTCTGCCGCCCTGCCTGCCGCCTGAATCTTCTCTTGAAGTATCCTGTATTGACCTTTCTTGTCTTCCAAAGCAAGTTCATGCTGACGTTGCTTATCCTTCTCAGCAGCTTCAGCTTGTATCTGTTGCTGGTTAAGCTGCATCTGATTCTGTTGTTGCTGCTGCATCTGACGCTCGTTGTATGCGCGAGTATTCCTTGCATTCTGTATAAGTTCCACCATAGAATCTGATGTGAAGATAGATGCAAGATCGTAAATATCGCCTCCGGCTGTATTTAGCTGCAACATGAAAGTTTTAAATTTCTCAAGCTCATCCCTTTTCTTGGAATTAGATAATGCCTGAACACCAAGATGCCTTAGACTAAGACCGTCGGTTCCTATAGATAAAAACGCTCTGGTAAGATCACTTTTTGTGTACATTACAGAAATATCCTTTCCTTCTTCCTGACATTGTTGAGCAACAGCCAGATGAAGATCCAAAGCGCGTTTCTTGAAGTAACCGAAGTTATCAAAGTATATCTGTGTTTGTAACATAGATGCTGTAACGCCCTGCTGGACCCCGGTGGCGGTCTCATACCTGTTGGGGCCGTTAATTACTTGAGGCGTGATACCAACCATTTCAAAACATTTCATCCTCGACCATTCAGCAAGTTCCATTCTTGTTTTAAGTTGCTCTGTCTGGGACAAATCATAGACAGCAAACTGGTTGAAAGGGACACCACCTTTCGTGTTTTGAGATGAGGTATCTAATGTAAGAGCACCTACAGACTTAGCTACATCAAGAAGGTTTGCCCATATATCAGCCACATCTTCACCCAAATCCTTGTATTCACTCGGAACCAGATTTATATCTCCTAAGAAGAATTTACCGATCTCCTTTTCAAGAATATTGTTTATCTGGTTTATGGAGAAATTATAGAATATTTGATATGGCTGAATCCTGTTAGCCATAGAAGTACCGATATATCCGGCAACAGGTAAAACAAAGTCATAGATGTTGCTATCCCCTTTTATCTGGTGATCGATAGGTTCTCCATCCAGATACAGGTTGTCCTGAGCGAGGGCACCTCCACTTATTTTAACCCCGTACCTTACCTGTGGAACGTAATCTACGAAATAGGTATTAATCTCCGGGTTCTCCATTCCCTTACTCATGGTTCTGGTAATTTTCTTAATACCATTTTCCTGTAAAAAGTCCTGAAGAAGCTCGTCGGTTACCATTTCGGTAGTTACTAATCCGGTTTCAGTTTGGTAGGTAATTACATACACCTGAGCCGGGGATACCCAATATGATTCAGTTACCTGATACAAATCACTACGAACATGCTCGTCGCTTAAACTCTGGGCACGGTTATAATAATTACCATGCTCTAAATTTGGCATGAATCTGGTTCTGTGATATTCGTTGCCATTACTATCGTATCTGGTATATGTGCCGGCTGGAATACCGTAATAATCCTCATAAGCTTTTATAGAAGCATAATCATTATATCCTTTCCAAGGTATTACCTTATTCTGATATAACATCCCTACACTCGCCGATTTGGATAAACTTACATAGCTTCCATTATCACCATTGTTATAAGTACCATTGAAATTATCAGCACCTCCTATAAGCTTTTGCTTGTCTTTTGCCGTAAGAAGATGCCCCCACCTTACTATAATATCATTGGCAGTATAATAATGAACACGACCAATATAATCACCGTACTGCGGATACTTGCTATCTAATGTCTTAGAATAAAACGTATTCAACGGAGACCATCTCTCCGGCTTATAATAGTCGTATCCTACATGATAGTTTCTAAAACAACGACCGGTAAGAAGATAGTCGATGAAATTCTCAGTGTCTATCTCATCCATGTAAAAACGCCCCCTGTCCGCCTCAAGCGTATGAGAACCCCATATGACCTCGGCAGTCTTCCATTTTGTATTCATGAAGTTCTCTATCTCAGGAGGGGTCATAGATGCTTTCACCTCTTGTATCTGTTGAGCATAAGCCTGCTTTTCTTCTTCGCTGTCAAAATTATTATAATCCGGATCCAATCCTCTATTCAATAACTCTTGCCTAACCCTTCTGTCCAATTCCTCCTTAATGTAATTATGAAGAAGATTTTCCTTCGTGGCAGAATACTGATTCACTTCAGATTCGTCCAATCCAACTACATTATACTTGTCAGAAAGGTTGCCCAACCATCCTACAAAAGCGTTTACGATCGTACCTATTATATCATAATGACGTAAGAATGATGGAATATTTACATTGTCCCTTATAGACTGAACATCCTTAAGATAAGGAATTACATCTTTCAGCTCCATAAATGACAGCTTCCCTTCCATCATCCTGTAAAAATCTTTGAACTTTTGGTTCTCATCAAGCTGCTTCAAACCAATCAATTCAAGAGAATCCATAGTGGCTTTAAACCACTCCTTGGTTTTTCTCTTGGTAGGTATAGCCTGCACCGGCAAACCTGAAAATACTCCTCTGGCCGGAAAAGCCTGATCTCTATTGAAATATTCCATCTCTGTATTCTCATTCAAATTAATCAATTTATTACTTTTTGTATCATAAAACGTTTACACCTTGATAATCTCAATTTTTTACATGTGATATCTCTCTTGTTTCTACCGTCAATATCACGAATATTAAAATTACCAGTTTTACGTCTTCCAAATACAAAGTAATAACTGTTTTCAAACACAACCCTGTCAAACAATCGAAAACCAAAAACTTCAAAAGGGGATTGATTTAACTTCTTGACTCCTCCTTTTAGAATCTTTTGTTTGTGAATTTGACGATTATGTCTTCTTACTAATTTTACTTTATAATAATATCCTAATCTTATAGCATTAAAATTCTTAGAAATAACAAAAGCATCTGAAACATGAGATTTTTCAATTCCATGTTTAATCCGATTATGTTTTGTAATGTAACCAAACGTCATAGAAACTCTGTCGTATCTGGATCTCAGTTTTTCATACAACTTCCATTTCATGATCCCCATTACGGCTGCGTCGCGGAGCGACGATCCCCGTTTGATCTTCAAATCTATATTACCTTTATGGTATTCTTTGTGACAATCTTCACATAAGGTAATAAGATTAGAAGGAGAATCACCTCCCGTTTTTCGAGATTCGATATGGTGGACATTCAGGATTTTGGATTTCGACTTTCCTTTGCAATACTGACATTTATGCCCATCCCTTGCTAAGACATACTCTCTGATATTCCAAAAGTCAAGTTGGTTTCCTTCCTGATACTCCTTACCTGATATCTCAGGATTCTTAATCTTTTGTGTATCGAATTGAGCTACTTCAATAACAATACAAGATATTGGTAATATAGAACATACATTGTCAATAACACGAATATGAGCGTCTATTTTGTACCGCACCGAAGGTGCTATCCACCCTGGACGCTTGTTTTTTACTCTATTATTAAAACGAGGTTTTCTATATCTCAATCTATTCCGTCTTGTTCTTCGTAGCTCTCTTCTGGTAGACAAAAGATCTACGATATCATTTCTAAGAATAACTTCACTGCTGTAAAGTTCTTTGCTTTTCGTCGTAGCTGATATACCAACATGTTTAGTTCCAGCATCAACGCCTAACACAATTTCCTGTTTGTAATCAGATGTGACGTACGTTAATTTGATGGTAAACGGACATAGGTTTACAACGATTGCCTTTTTATCCTTAAGCAGTCGTCTTACCTTACCATGCCTTGTTGTAGGCATCATAGGTTTACCATTTATGTCTTGTACGTACACCATATATACAAACATTTTTAATGTTTATTCAACATAAGTCAGAGTAAAACTCTGTTAGTACCCATCGCCAATGTTATTTAAGGTTTTTCGTAAGCAACACTGTTCCTGAATACCAGAACTGTTTAATCACCCACCTTAGAGCTACAGACTTGGGTAAACATCCGTAGGTAACTATCTATTCTCAAATAACGTAGTGCTTGTTTCAACACTTAGGCTAATAATCGGAATAGCTTAGGCTATTATACATAATATTATACAAATGTTTACAGTTTATATAAGTTATGTATTATTTGCGATTATTCTATTATCCTATTTTTCACAAAGATAAGGAATTTGTTCTCGTCACCTCATTTTATACGGGTTATGTCTTCTTACCGTAAATCCTTTAACCTGTTCCATCTTCTTACGTTCCCTCTTCTTTTGATTCTCCTTCTGAGTCGTACTTTCAGGCATGTAACCCATATCATCATAATACTTAGCCAGAAGAAGAGCGTGGCCGAAGGCTATGATACGGTCGGTGTTGACCCCAGGGCCGAAGGCTATGATCTCATCAAGAAGTTCTATATCAGGGATACGGTAAATACCTTTCTGTGTTATTTCATTACCATCATCATCATACCCGACAACAACATCCTCCCAACAATATTGAATAACGGTATTGAAAAGCATGCGCTGATTGGGAACCGTAGGAGCCAAACCGAGCTTGTTGTTCTGACGGGCGCCAGCACGGATAATCTTACCGGCAAGACGTTCACCGTCTTCCAGTAACATGAGCTGCTTATTTCGTCTCGTAAGATACAGTTCATACATTCGATCGGCATTCTCCATAAGACACTTAGCCCCATACGCTTCTTGAAGTATTTCACAATTCCTACAAAAATCATCGGAAGATGGAGGACGTGATGCGTATGATGCTACTATGCAATAAGCAAATGGATCGTTGATTTTTACATACCTTTTAAGTACATAAAACGTACCAACAGAATCAGTATCAGCCTTGTCTGATTTATAGGGGTCGCAATTATGGGTAGTTATGTGATGACATAAATAGGTATGCGTATCACAATCAAAATTATACACAGGACCAGAATACAATTCCTTCTCTATACTTTTAATCCTTATATAAATATAATTACCATCACTACTTATAAAACACCCCTTTTTCTTAGCCTTGATTATTTTATCTGAAATAATAATACCATCAAGCTTAACACTGCTTATACCAAATGATAGTAATTTTAATATACCATTTGTACCAAAAGATAAATAATATAAACAATTACTTTTCTTAAAATGACCTTGAATAACATCAGATCTATCGTTTTTATTAATTTTTATATTAGAAACTATTCCTATTGAAAACAAAATATCTTGTACACTCTCTAATAATTTTAAATTACAGCTTGTATATTCAATAGTATATAATTTCTTACCATTAACGGCATAACAACAACCATCCGTATCAAGATATCCACACAAAAAAGAAACCTTATACTCATGAGGTATATACTTAACCCATTCTGGTATAAATTTTCCATTGGCATATTTACCAAATGTGGAGTCCATCCATATTGCAAACTCCTTTACACTGCAAAATATCTCGCAACTATTATCCCTGAATCTTTTATTAGTATATTTACCAAAACATGATTTACATATATCATCTATTTTCTTTATAAACTTATCATTGTTTTTATGTGTACTTATATATATGCCTACATGATGTTTGTCTATCCTTGAATACCCATTACCTATCCAAGCTCCTATTAAATACCATAAATCATCAGACATTACATAAGGGAATAATTCTTTACAAGGATATATCTCCTTTCTGTAAATATTTGGATATTTAATCCACATTCCACTCTTTACATCAGATACTTTAACAAAATCAAAGCTAAATAAATCTTCACATATTATTTTACCATTTTTAAGTTTATTGTCACTAACATACAATGGATGCTCTTTCGTAAAACGTGTTATTGAAACTCCATTATACATTTTAACATCATACACATCTTCATCTATTTTATTATATAACAGTCTTTTGTTAATAAAAACATATTCTCCATCTTTATTTACAAGCTTATCTTCATATTTTACATCTTCAACGTATTTCCACCCTTTATCTGTTAATACTCTCTCACCTGGAAGTAAACATCCACTCACGTATGTGAAATCAAAAATACCTCCATCTTCAGGCGGATTTTCGTATATAACAATAGGAGCATCTATATTTCCACCTTGGAACGGATAATCAGCGAGCTGTTTATCACTAAAATGATAGCCCATTTTCATTCCATCAGTCTGATATATGTCTACTGTTTCCCCTGGTCTTCCTTCTTCAAGAAGACGGCTTTTGTGCTTCAAAGCATCTTCTACAGGAAACCTATTTACATTCGTATTAAGAAAACAATCATCTATAGACAAAGGAAATGCCATTCGTTCCTGAACGTATAAAGCTCTATCCTTTTTGACAAGTTCATCAAGACGAGATTTTATCTTCTTAGTATTATCATCAAATTTTGATACCTGAATATCTATTTTCTTAAGACCTGTAGCTTTCTCTATTCCAAGGTACTTATCTAAGGTTGTTGTTTCCTTATCATAAGCATGAGACATCTGAGCAGGAACAAAACAACCGGATTGACTAATACGCCAAGTTGGTTTTAAACAACGTTTATTAAGCAGATCATAATTCATGACAATAAACCCGTATTCAGCAGGGTTATTCATCACTTTTTGAGCATCTTGAGACTTTTCAACGTTGCCGCCCGTACCGGAGCATATCATCATCCCCCTCATTCTACCGTGCATCATATGGGCAGGACGACCTTGTAAGTATGCTGCTAAAAATGGAAATTTACCTACCTCATCATAAATAGATGTATATGGTGTTCCAGATGCGGTCTTAAGAGAGGCACCGGCTTTACCGCTATCAATATTGGTAATACGAATACGAGCGTGAACGTCACGAATATTGTTCACCGTCTTAGTACCCATAATAACCTCTTTAAACCAATCATTACCTGTTCTATTTATTCTTAGATAAGGATGTATATTATCAAGACCAAACTCAAGATACTCACCAAGACTCATAAGGTCCTCCTTACTTGACCCAATAACATTATGTGTCAAATTGTATGTCATTGTAGCATTACGAGCCAAAAACGAACTCATTATGGCCGTATTATGAGTAACGATGTAATTGGTGGTCAAAAATAAATGAGAGTCATTATCAACGGTTATACAAGTGGCATGCTCCTTTCCGTATATCGATATGGATCTTATTTTTAATTCCTTACGATTCCTTGATAGTATAAGTTTGTTCCCCTCCAATTTAGCATACCAACCTGAAGCCCAAAACATACGTTGTACAAAATTTATGACATCCATGTCAATATGAGACAACGTAAGCTCTTCTTCTCCGGTTACTACGTTTCTGAAAGAACGAATGAAGTTTTCTATAAAATCTTTCTTTTGATCTATGGACGATCTTAAAAACTTCTTACAAACGTATTTATCAAAAAACATATCCCCTCCATAGCCACCGAGATAAGCCGCCAGCATCGAGGCGTAGGCTGACGGCGGAACCGGCAGCTTTGCCGTAGGGTAGTTCAGGGCCTCACCTACTGGAATAGACATACTCTTATAATCTAATCCGGCTATGGCTCTAAGACTCCTAACATGCCATTTTCCGCCATGATTGACACGCCATTGGTGATTTCCGCAACAAATAACGTTACGACCGTCTTCGAACACAACTCTGTAGGTGGTTACTTTCCCTTGAGGGTAGACACCTACAACCTCTACCAAATTCCCTTTATCGTCATATATCTTATCCCCTACAACAATATTTCCTATCATCTTTTCCCGGTCCTCAAGATAAAGTATCTCAGAATCAAGAAGGGCTTTCCCAAAACGACGGCACCCGAACATGAATATTCCTTTATTCTCTTCTTCAGCCTGCTTTAGAAATTCGGCAAACATCCATTCATTATCACGAAGCTGTGAATTTCCTGGAATACGATCTTCTCCTACGTCAATCATCATCTTCCAGAAATTGATATGCCAGTATAGCCAAGGATGGATAAACACCCCATTTATGGTAACACCGTTAAGGAGTTTCATAGCCTCATTCTCCCAGAATTGCTTGACATCATCATCTTGCTCTTCATAAGAATAAAGGTTATTCCATAACGGAATATCGTTACCCATATTTATATAAAGTTCTTTACTGTTAATATTCATGACAAAACTATTTATCGAGCTTGTTCTTAGCTTCATTCTTAACAAAAGACTGAATACCTGATACTGTTTGTCCTCCTTTTAGGCTTTTCTTGTTTTTGGCAGCCTCGAGCTGATTATAGACATCCATTATCCCACACATCTTAATATAAGATTCAGTCCATTGCATTAAGCTATCAGACAAGCTTTTTTGAAACCTAAATTCTTTCTCCCTCTTATCGGAATCTTCTATTTTATCCCAAGGATTTTCAGATAGATAACGTTCAGCCTTATCTATCTGATCCCTTAACACAATAAGTTTCCGATCTACGTAAGAGACATCATCATTAGTCGGCTTTCTTGCTTTCATTGTTGATAATTTTTAAAAAAGCCTCATACTGAGACTTAAGCATATTAAACCTGTCTTCAAGAGAAGATGGATCAACACGATACTTACACATGTTTTTTATTCCTTCCTCAACAGACTCGTCTTTGAATACAACAGAACCAGTATTATTATCAACGTACATAATAAAATCTGATTCTCCGTCGTTTACTATCCTATCAAGAACCTTCTTACTGTCATCATCTACATTGAGATCATGACCGGCGTTAATAGATAACCTGTAGACGGTCTTGACAGAGGAAGATACTTTCATTATCTCTTGTTGATACAAGTTGGTCATAAACGACTTTTCCTCCAAATCAATAAAGTCTTCTAACTCTATGTTGTTTTCCTCATCCTTCTTCCTAATAATATCCTTAGTTAGATCTTCCATCTCCTCTCCCACCTTATCTTGCGCAGACAGTAGATGGCTGTAATAAGAAATAAGATGCTTTATATCTGAATCAAAATCAATCTTCTTCATTGTCAAGAACCTTTTTATCATGAATAATAACGTCCATCAACTCCATTGATAAATTATAATCAGCCACTTCAAAAAGCTCGCTGTCTGTCAACGTCCTTAAAAAAGAAACAGACAATCCTCTTTTCTTTGCAAAAGATCTAAGTACAGCATAGAGAATGTCTCCGGCAGAATAATCAGGTAGATCGTCACAAGAAGCCTGCAACATAGAAAATAAGGACTTCCTTTTATCCTCGCATTGTAAATGCCTTGCTTTACCACAGCCGCCCATAACTTAACTTTTTTGAATTATAGTACCTTCAAAATTAAACGGAATCGATTCCTCTTTTTGAGACCCATCTTTTTGATAGTGAACGGTCATATGTTTTACGAATCTTCCTATTCCAAATCCTGATGTATGTATCTCTATATTGAACTTAAAGTGACGGGAGTCTATGATATTCAAATTAGATGACGTACAACCACAAGATGTCTCTGATGCTGTTATCTTCATATCATGCTTCGACTCAAGAACGAATGAAAACCTTATACTGTTCCCTTTTTCTACCGGTTCGAAAATGATTTCAAATGATTTACCGTCTTTAGAGAGGTCAATGTTGTATTGCTTGTCATCTGTAGAAATAACATTAAATTCATCAGAATCCATTGTAATAAGTTCCAACCTGTTCCATCTTGACTTCTCATCATAAAAATCAATAGAATAATGACGGTCCATCCATGAAGGACGGGGAAGCCCCTCCCCAAGCGCACACTCCTCTGTCTTGCTCCAGGCCTTCTGCTTGATGAAGCACGTACATACCGAACAACGATTTTTACCTATTTTCTTGCTTACGTACAAAGAAAGAGGAAGCATAGAGTTAGGGACGTTCTTGGTATTGAATTTACATCCTTCACACTTTTCAAGACGTTCCTTGTACCAATCAGGATAATCTTCTTTTTTTCTTGGAAGTTTTTTTAATATCGTATCCATAAAAGCATCGTATATAACTTCCGCTTGCAAAATTTTTTTCATGACTTATCTGTTAAATTCCTGTTCTTGAATATTTTGTATTTCACTAAAACTATGACCCTTACGAGATTTAAAGATAGATAATTTGTTGTGTTTTATCAACATATCCCCACCTTTTATCTCACCTGAGTCATAAGCATCCTTTATCATCCTTATCTTAATATCAAGGCACTGAAGTTCTTTTTCCTGATACTTAGATAATTTTTCTACCTTGGATTTAAGACGCTCAAGATTGTGTTTGCGCCTCTCCATCTCATGAAGGTTACAAACCATATCGCCTACATACGGGAACGATACAGACACGTTATCTGTGTACGTACATAAGTTATTAGCATAAGAAATACTGGCTCTAAAAACGTCACGTATTTGGTTTCGGTCGTAAACGCTCCCGGTCTTATCCATCACATCATCTATAATATGTGACTCAAATGATATAGGGAAATTATTCTTCGCCATCGGCTTCAAAAGTTTTTTTTCTGTAAAATAAAGAAACCAACGCACATTGATCTCTTGAACCCTCCAATACAAAAAGACGGCGCATGTTCTCTATATCCGGGCACAAACACCTGGTCCTGTAATTCCCTTCACGGTCAATCAAAATACCACGCTTCTTCATCTCCGTATCCAAAACCGATACATATTGAAGATCGGTACTGAAACAATGAGAAAACTTCTTCTTCGTCTCATACGAATATCCAAACACAAAATAATAGGCAAGAAGATTTAAGTGCCTCGCATCTATGACATTCTTCTCATTGCCGGAAGCCATTAAGTATCCGTTATAAAACAGAAGTATCTTCTTCGCCATATCTACCGTATTGGAATAAGGTACTAAAAGCCTATAAGCTCTATTACTAACATCTTTATTATCACTTTCTTTCATGAGATTATCGTTTTGATACAAAGATAAGGATTAAGGATTTATAAATTAAAAATTAACGTATTTTATGACAATGGATTCGTGATTTTTCCCGATATTTGTACTGCAATATTTTGAAAATAAGGTTTTATTGTTTGATTCTTGAATTTTATTTATATATTTGTAGCACGTTACAGATATAAATATGAGTTCAAATCAAAAATAAGAATATAAAATATTAATTGTCTTATTGTTGATTTGAGACTCTTCTTTATCTGTAACGGGATTTTGGGGATTATCTGCAAAAAGACACAAATCGGATGGATATCCCCAAAAATCCATCCGATTTTTTTTTATTACAGATTATGAAGCTACAATTAGGTAGAAATATTAACATAAGTCTTAGGCTTTTAGAACGGTGGTCAGATGATTTGCTGTTCATGGAATTGTATGCTTTATACTGTATGATAAAAATCTCCCGCCGGGATTCGAGAATAAGATTCAAAAACCAGAAAGATCTTCTTCATAAACTTGGAATCGGGTATTCGAAGTTCAAGAACATGACAGGACATCCGATGTTTAACGAACTGTTCCGTGTGACGGATAGTACGTTCGTTGCAAGAAGGTATCGTGTTAATGGCGTACAACTTACTCTCGGATGTGGAAAAGTGAATCTTCCAAAGAATAGGATTTTAATTAAGATAAAGAAAAATGAAATAACAAACCATGAAAAGGTCCTTGACAGGATAAGAGAGGCGATGTTTGTTAATTTAGTCAGAAACAATGAGTCTGTACTGAACAGTGGAGAGACAAACTCTCAGGCGGATGTCGTAGACGGAAGCCACTCGTATTATGGATTAATTGATTCGACGATAAGTAATAAAACAATTGCCTTGTACTTGAATGTAGGACTAACAAAAGCGAAAGAGATTGTCGGTATGGCGATACAAGACAAGCTCGTAAAAAGGTTCGAAAACGTACAATTTATAACATACGTAGATAATCCTCATGCTTACATTGAAGCAAACGAACATAACTACCCAATAGGTAAGCTAATTCCGGTATATAGGCATGGAGCCGTTTTCTGGCAAATAGCAAATACCTGGACCTTGTACAAAAAAGGAGCAACAAACAGATGGTATTTTGGAGAAAAGGATATAGAGAAAGAAGAGAAAGAAAAAGTAAGTAAGAAAGACGATTTCAATTTCTTCTTAAAAGACAACACTCATATCCTACGTTTCTTGAATGCAGAAGAAGTTGTTTCCGAAGATGGAGAAATCCTTGGCATAGATCGTAAAAAGACGAAAGAAGAACAAGCAAGGTCATTGGCTTCTGTTATGGCTAAAGAAGCGCACAAAGACTTCTGGGACGGATATGAGCGAAGTACACAAAACCAGATTGTAAGAAAGTACTATCGCGCTATCATAGCAGAAGATAAGAAGCGCAGAATGGACATGTTCTTAAACCGTCTTAAACAATCATACGACAAGGTTAGTGGGTGGAGTAAGGAGAAGATAGCCACAGTAAAAGCAGGCCTGGCTGATGCGGAAGCCTGCTGTGCTGAGGTAGGGACGTCCGTTGCCGGGGTCTGCGGTAGGGTAAGTAGGAGAATGAAATCCTATAACAATACCGCTCCTGACAAAAAGGCAGGTTTTAATGAGGTACGGGATATGTATGCCGAGTTCGCCGGCGAGATGGCTAAAGCGGTGGGATCGGTAAGTGAAGACATCTATACGTATGTTAAGGCAGAACAGTTTAAGGAAAAGATAGGGAATATGGATATATCGATCCAATCATTACCTAATATTGGTACAACAGTAGATAATGATAAAGAATTAGATGGTGAATCCGTATTCAAGGATATACCATTAGAAGAGCTATCATTCTATAATGATACCTATCTTTATCCTTCATCTCAGTATTCATCATTGTAATGTTTGGTACTTGAGAGAGGGTCTGTTATTAGTGGCCGCCAACAGAGCCGAAAAACGATAATCTCGTAGAACATCGACGTAAACACCCGTTAGCCACCACTATGCCATAACCATATCTATACGAAACCATATTACTGTCTGATCCAAAACTACTTATCCGAATTACTATTTCTTTTTAAACCTAATTAATTCATTTTATATTTTAGGTTTTATTTTATTTTCATACTTTTGTTTTGTAGAACAAAATCAGAAAAAATATGGCTATAAGTTACGACAAAAAAATCATGGAGTGCGTTCTTCGTTCAGTTATGTCCGAAGGTAATGTCGCACAAGGAAAGGCTATTAAGTCTATTTGTAAGTCACCTAAACCGCTGTTTATAACCGGTAGGGCTGGAACAGGAAAAAGTTTTTTCATCAAGCGTATCGTACCGGCATTAAAAAATGCGGTTATTGTTGCTCCTACAGGTATTGCTGCTGTTAATGCAGGGGGTCAAACCATTCATTCTTTTTTCAGAATTGGAATGCAGCCTTACATTCCTGAAATAAGAAAGGGTAAGTTCATGGATAATTGTGAAAACAAGTTCAGAGGAGAATCCGAAAAGATTTTACAGAATATAAAATATCTTATCATAGACGAGATTTCTATGGTTCGACCTGATCTTCTTGACAACGTAGCTGACATTCTTCGTCGTGCAAGAGGCGACAAGGATCCGTTTGGCGGCGTGAAACTTATTATGGTAGGAGACTTATTTCAGTTACCACCTGTAATCAAAGAAGATTTTTTTAGAGAAATATACGATACATCTTATTTCTTTAGTTCGAAGTCTATTATGGCTTCTGGGATGGAAATGGTTTCTTTTGAAAAAATATATCGTCAGAAAGATGAGAAATTTATCAGCATCCTTAATAAGGTTCGTGATGGTCAGATGGACGATGATGTGTTTAGTACGTTAAACAGTAGATGTATTCAGCCTGAAAATAGTGCCGGGTATGTTGAAATCGTTACGACCAATGCTAAGGCTACAGCTATTAATGAAATGAGAATAAATTCTGTTCCTGGATCATTAAGAAAGTTCGAAGCTATTATAAAAGGTGATTATCCTAAAGAAGCTCCTGTTGAAAAGACGCTTCTTATAAAAGAAGGTTCCAGGGTTATGATCACTAGAAACGGAGGAGAGCATGTCAATGGTTCTCTTGGCGTTGTGTCTTCTATTAAGAATGGAGAGATCGAAGTCGTTCTTGATCGTCCTAAAGATGAAGAACATACTAAGGTTATTATTACACCGTGTTCGTTCGATAAAGTAAAATACGTCAGAAACGGGTATAAAGTGGAGTCTGAGGTAATTGGATCTATTACTCAGTATCCGATAAAAATCGGTTACTCCATAACTATCCATAAATGCCAGGGCCTAACTTTAGATGCGGCGATGATGGACGTATCCAACTCTTTCGAAACAGGTCAGTTATATACAGCTCTTTCAAGAGTAAAATCGCTTGAAGGAATGTATCTTCGTCAACCTATTCCTAAGACAATAAAAACAAGCGATCCGGTGGTAAACGACTTCTACAAGAAAACACTTTCAAACGATGGAATTGTTGATCCTATTCCAATGGAAGAACTTGAGAAGTCAATGATCAATTTGTCAACCGGATCTGAAATAGATTTTGAAGAGTTTAATTTATAAAAAAAATACAGTTATGAAATTTGGAGAAGCTTTAGAAGCAGTAAAAGAAGGCAAGTTAATTGCTCGTTCAGGATGGAATGGTAAAGGTATGTTCGTATTCCAGCGCCCGGAAGATTGGTTGTCTACTGATATAATCCCAAATAGTATTAAACTAATATAATTCTATTATAAAAGTTTAATACATCTCTTTCAGAGATCGGGTTATTAGCCTAAGTGTTGAAACAAACACTACGTTATTTGAGAATAGATAGTTACCTACGGATGTTTACCCAAGTCTGTAGCTCTAAGGATGGTGATTAAACAGGAGTAGTGTATTTGACGAAACAGTGTTGCCATTATATAAAACCTCTTATAACATTGGCGATGGGTACTTACAGGAGAAATCCTGACTTATCCCTAACGGGATTTACATCTACCTCGGAGACCGAAAGATCTCCGAGGGGATGTATTAAAACATACGAATAGCCTTAAATATATTTAATAGAATATGGGATATGGCAAGAGTAGATAAAATATTTCAAGACAATTTGGCTCTTATAATGAGCCAGCCGTGGGAAGAGGTAAAGCGACCGGTCTACGGTGACGGGACAGGCGTCAAGGTGAAGCGTATCCTGCAAGTATGCAACCAGTACGATCTTCGCCGGGAATTTCCTCTTGGTTCGCTTAGACCTACTAATCTTAAAAACTCCATAAAAGAAATATTGTGGATTTGGCAAAAAAGATCGGTAGACGTCAAAGATCTTGGTCTTCATATCTGGGATCAGTGGGCTGATGATAATGGAAAGATCGAAGGATGTTATGGAGATATGGTGAACAGACATGTTTATATGGGAACCGGAAAAGCTCCAGAGAGTATGACAGATATCCATGATGGTCTTTACGGTTTTCTTAACCAAACAGACTTCATTCTTTGGTCACTCAAGAATGATCGTTCGTCAAGAAGAATAGTAGCATCCATGTTCGATCCTGAAACCAATGGACTAAAACCTCTTCAAGAATGTGCGTTTCAGATCAATTTATCTGTTAAAAGAGATGAGTTGTATATGACGCTTTATCAGCGCAGCCAGGATATGATTACAGCTTCTTGCTGGAATGTAGCTCAATATGCGGCGTTGATGATGATGTTCGCTCATGACGCCGGGTTAAGGCCTGCTATTTTCACTCATTTTATACAAGATATGCATGTGTATGACCGTCACGAAGAACAGGCAAACGAGCTCCTTCGTCGATCTCTCTTCGGCCCGGTTCCACAGGTTACTATCTCGTCTCGTATGGAAGGGAAAGGATTTTATGATTTTGTAGCTGATGATTTTGAGGTATGGAATTATGAACCGAAGGAGCAAATAAAATTTGAGATTGCGAAATGAAAATAAGCATAGATAGAAGAGCCAAAATGATTCCTATTATGGAAATCAGTGCCGGAGATGAAGTTAATATCGGAGGCTTTGATTATGTTGTTGAAAACATAATTCCATGTAGGAAAGGATCTTATTCAGATTCGTATGGGATTAGGTTGGTCATGTCTTCTTACAAGCATGGCCAACTTGTAAGAAAAGTAGATAGCGTTTTTTCTATCGATTCTATTTTAGTATTTCTCCCTAAAGGAGATTCTGTTGTAGTAGAGTGCTCTTATAGAGAACTTGAAGAATGTTTTCCTAAAATATAATTACAATGACGGGCGAAGAGAAATGTAACCGATGCGAGCAGTTTGGACCGAACGGTCTCACTGACTATCCATGTAAAAGGATTCCATCAAGGAACTGTCCTTGGTTTATAAAGATCTCGGATAAAAGATACAAAAAGATTCTTGCCGATAGGGTGAAAAGAATTAAGGATAATGAGAAACTTAAGCAGGAAATGATGAAAGATCAGGATCTTGTTGAAGAAGTAAAACAAAACACAAAAAGATTAATGCAATGAAAAAGAAAAATATAAAACCAGAAGAAGTGGAAGTCGTTATTCCTAAAGAAGTAGAAGCTATTAACATATGTGGGGATATCAATAGTTTTATAAAACATATTATATATGTTAGCTTGGATAAGGTAAGTAGTGATAGGGCGTTTGTCAATAACGATATTCTGTATATGGTTACATACGCCTCTATAAAAGGTAAAAATATACCTGTTGGTGTATTAGCAAAACAAAAAGAAGCTGAAACAGAAGATATTGCTATGCCGTTTGAGGATATTGGAAGAGATGTAAATGTAGTGTATCCTATTGAAATAGGAAAGAAGTTTAAAGGATTTTACATTCTTAGTAATGGTGCTGTGGCTATCGATTACGAACTTACAGACAATGGAGGCTTTGAAGATGACGATAGCATTGGTAAAATCGACATGAATCTAAATTGATACATTATGGTATTATATATAGCAGCAGACCCAGGAAAAGATGGAGCCATAGCCTGCATCGATCAAGACAGCAAACTAATATCGAGAATCTCAACTCCAAGAATATCAGCTTCAGGACCAGTAGACTTGACTAAAGAATATGTTTTTTGCCGGGATACGATCGTAGAAAACAATCCTGATAGGGTAGTGTTTGTCATAGAGGACGTCCACGCACTGTACGGGGTCAGCACGTCCTCTACAGCCTCCCTCATGGAAAACAAAGGCCAACTGCATGGACTGTTCCTCTCCCTCTGCATGGCATTTACGGACATAAGTTGCTCCGTTAATTTCATAGCCCCTAAAACATGGCAGAAATTGGTTTGGACGCATTCTGATAAGGTCATGGAAGCCAGTAAGGTAAATACTAAGAAAACGTCATTGGCTTGCGCTAAAAGGCTGTGGCCAAACGATACGTTCGTTAAAAACGAAAGATGTAAGACAGCCCATGACGGTATAGTTGATGCGATGCTTATAGCAGAAGCAGCAAGAAGAACCATTTAATCTATTTTAAATCATTTTAAATCCAATTAATTCGTAATTAGATTTTAAAATAATACATTTGCAGTGTTAGATAGTCATAATCGTAAGTTTTAAAAAATGAAAGTAAGAGTTCCTGGCATACTAATGAATGAGAAACTTTCAAACATTTCAAAGATGTTTGATAAGGTTCTAAAGGATTGTGTCACATCGAATATAAAAATTACTTTATATTTTGATCATATCCGGATACAAGCCATGAACGAACGTATAACATATACGGATGATATTTTCGATGTGAATACTGATATTTCTTGTGACTATAAGTTTTCTCTTTTAGTAGATGCCGGGACTCTTATTTCGTTTTTTAAAAATCATAACCAGGATATAGAGATAGAGATTAAAAACGATTACAGTATCGTTTTTAAATACGATAGAGGATCTTTTTCTTCTACTTGGATTGAGGATAAGGCTTTCCCTGATTTCTTTTATCCTGTAGGTGATGGTATTCGTGTTATGAGCTCGTCTTTCATTCAGTCTATGAAAAGATCTTTTGCGTTTGTTGGATCGGATGAATTTAGACCGGCTATATGCTCGATTCTTCTTAATGTGAAGAAGGACTATATTGACATTGTTTCTACTGATATGTTCCGTCTGTTTATAAACAGGAAAGAATATGCTAATGCAGTAGAAGAAAGGTCGATTATGTTAAGTGAGGTCGCAGCTTCTATTTTATACCGCTTTCTATCTGATAAGGATACGGAGATCAGTATTTCCACAGATGGTGTTAGGACGTTTTTATGCTTTGATAATGTGATTATATCGGATATGAACGTAGAACAACAGTATCCTAACTACGAATACGTATGTAATAAATTCGAAAAATCTTCGAGTGTTAAGTTCGATAGGGATTTGCTTATATCGGTTCTTAATTCCATGACTTTAGTGGATAATGTTGTCAATGTTAAGGTAGATGAAGAAAACGGCATAACAGTAATGTCTGAGGATTTTGGAAATAGAAAAAAGATAATGGAATCAATGCCTTTTAATGCGCTGGAAGGCCCGTGTTTTAATTTTTCTATCGGTAAGGAAAATATACTGTCTTCCGTAAAATCACTTATAAAAGGAGATGTTGTTATGGATTGGTCTGATCAGTATAAGATGATAAAGATGTTCAATCCTAAATACGAATCAACATACGTCTTAAATCAAACATTGTATAATCTATAAAAAAAATAATAATATGGCTTTTAGAGAAAACAGAAGTTTTGGTACAACTTATTATCTGTATATTAATTCAGATGGTAACTTGTATGAAAAAAGTAACGAACCAAAAGAAGGTTTTGTTCAGCACATAAATCCTAATAGCGGTCAGCCGGCAGGATATTGGAAGGAGTATTATAATGGAGTAGTTGGGTACATTAACTACATCGGGTTAAAGTCAAGCACTTTCTCTAATGGAAATACTGTTACTAATTTCCTTATCGTATTAAAAGATTACGAGCTTAATGAAAACTATTGTATTTCCATACCTCTCGTTAATCAAAAAGGAAATATCAAGGGCTTTGTTAAGAGCTTCGTAAAATACTACGAAAACATCGATTTCAGTCGTGAAATTTATTTCAATGTCTTTAAGAAGAAGAAAGATGATGAGTTTGGATCTTCGGAACTTATTATCGCATATGCCGGAGTAGACGGAGAAAAAGATCAGCTTGTTGAACGTTTTTATAAAAAAGGCGTAAATGGTTGGCCTGACCCTGTTGAAGTTACAGGATTTGATGGCAAGAAAAGCCTCGATTATTCAGTTCAAAACAACTTTACTTATCAGAAGATTACTGAATATTCAAACAGGTTCAATGCTTCTATTAAAGACATCAGAGCCGGTATAATGGCTAAATTAGGTTTAGGAGGAAATACTCAGCAAGAGCCGGTAGCTCCTCAGACTTATACCCAGCAGCCGGTCGAGCCTCAACAGGTTCAACAACCTCAGTCTGTTCCGAGTGCTATTCCGTATCAGAATTACCAACAGCCTGCTCAACAGCCTGCTCAGTATCAGGCCCCGGCTCAGCCGGCTGCACCTGCCCCGGCACCTACTACAAGGAGCACCAAGCCTCAGCATCAGACGCAGCCACAGCCGCAAGCACAGATGCCGAACTTCCCTCCTATGGAAGAAGATGACCTTCCATTTTAATATAAACATCAGCCCAGGAGAATAACATCTCTTGGGCTTTTAAAGATTGTGTAGAATGATGGTAGAAATAGTTACAAGATTTCCCCTTATTAAACTTCGTAGGAAAGTGACAGAAGAAAGGATTATGGCGAAGCATGGGGATAAATTATGTATGATCTACTCAGAAACCAGAGAAAAATATAAGCAAGGAGATGAGTGGGTCGATGATCCTAATGATGCAGACATAAGTACTTTTCGTGAGTGTTATGAATCAACGAAGGATATAAAAAAAGAAGGTATTGTTTATTGTACTATAAAAATATAATTATGGACAAGTTAGAAGATATTGAAAGACTTCTTTCTGAAAAAGAAGATAGCAAGAAGGATACTGTTTCTGAAAAGAACAACAAACATAAAAAAGAAGATAAGGTTGTTAATAAAATACCTGAATCGTATTTGACTCCAGGTTATCAGAAGACTGTGCAGGTAGGTATTAAGAAGCTGTATCCCGATGTCGTGATACCTGAATACAAGCATGATGGTGATGCATGTTGTGATATTCGTGCATATAGAGTGGTGAAGATGGTGAATGACATGGGAGTGGAAATAGATGTTCCTTCCGATTTTGAATCAATCACCTTATATCAAGGTTATTCTGTTAGAATCGGAACAGGATTCAAATTGAATATCCCAGAAGGATGGTGCGTGAATGTAGAAGGAAGATCAGGATTCTCTTTTGACGAGGGAGTGGTAGTTACTAACGCGCCCGGTAAATGCGAATTTACCTACAAAGGAGAGTATATGGTTAATCTTACTAAAATCAATAAAAAACCGACCGTAATCCATAAAAACGATCGAATAGCTCAGATGGAAATCGTTCCACAATACAAAATGGTATTGGAAGAGGTGACAGATATTGAGGTAGAAGACGGAAATGAACGTGGAGAAAAAGGTCTTGGTAGTTCTGGAGTTAAGTAATGTTTAAATATTTTGAAAATGAGCATGTTAGGTTTTACATTCATCACAGACAGCAAGCTGTCAATGTACAGGGAGAAAGCTATTAAATCCGAAAATCTTGCAAAAGAAATTGAGGAAATGCAGGATAAGGCTGATTTTTACAAGGAAAGGCTTTCCGAACTTAAGTCAGATATCGCTTCAAAGGATAAAGAGATTTTATCTGTTGGTAAAGATCTTTCTGAGTCTAAGGAAAAGATTGACGCCTTGAAGGAAAATCAGAAAAAGCTGATAAAAAGCGTCAAGAAGAAAACGGAAGAACTTGATGCTGTCAATGTCGATCTTAACAAAGCCAGGTCTGATCTTGATGAGGCTAATTACAAAATAAGAAACTTGGAAGAAAAGAAAAACAGTATCTCATCTGAATTAAAAAAGAAATCAAATGCATTGATTGAAGCCAGGATCAGAATCGGAGATTTGGAAAACGAGGTTTCGGTTGGGTCCAAAACAATACAAGAGTTAGAATCGAAGCTGAAATTAATGCAAGTAGAATTAAGAGGCTACCAGATAGGTATAATCGGTAAAGACAAAAACGATGTCTCTGAGCCGGAATTGGATAAAGATGAGGAGTCGGATAAGGATGTGGCAGAACCAGAGAAGTCCGATGTTGTTCCTGATACGGATGTGATTCAGGAAGAAGCCGGTGATATTGTGGAGCCCAAAAACGAAGCTGAACGAGTAAAAGACACTAAAAAGAAGAAGAAAAAGAAATAATTTAATCCTTTTTATTCTTTAATGTTTGCCATATTGTATGTTAGTACTTAACTTTGCGTTGAGAGAGTTTTTAGGATAAATTATTGGTTAATATTTAGCTGTTATATGCAGGCGTCTGTGAAGGCTCCTGCATATTTTTAAGGTCCTGTAGCTTAGTGGTGAAAGCAAGATGCTCATAACATCGAGATCGTGGGTTCAAATCCCTCCGGGACCACTGTCCAATGGTGTAGCGGTAGCACAACAGATTTTGGTTCTGTTAGCGGAGGTTCGAATCCTCCTTGGATAACGATTAAGTTTTTGTGGAAATGTTAATTATCTGAATGTTTGCGGTGTGTGAACATAGCAAACATTAAATAGCCTGGTAGTTAAACGGATATAACAAAAGTTTCCTAAACTTTAGTTCCGGGTTCGACTCCCGGTTGGGCTACATGGCTTGTTGGATGAGTGGTTTAGTCAGGGATCTGCAAAATCTCGTAGGGCGGTTCGATTCCGCCACAAGCCTCTAAAAAAAGTAAGACAATGAACTACCCAGAGCAACAAATGCTTAAGATCCTTAATAGGGATCTGTTAAGTAATCCGATGTATGTTATTAACAATCTCCATATATATGATTGGGAATCTGACTTCCTGGCCATAACAAGATCATTGTACGCTTATGAAGTAGAGGTCAAGATGTCTAAACAAGATTTCTTTAACGACTTCAAAAAGGATAAAAAACATAAGGTTCTTAAAGACGGCATTATTAAAGTAGGTGGTGTCATAAGCTATCCTCCAAACTATTTCTACTACGCCTGTCCGCCTAATATGATTGACGTAAATGAAGTTCCGTCTTATGCCGGGCTGATTTATGTCGATGTTAGTAAAAATAGGAAGAACGTCGTTAAGGTCGCACCTTTAATTCATAGACAGAAGTTTGATGTAGTGGGTAGGAAACTGGTGGATAAGTTTTACTACAATATGCTTACTTGGAAGAAAAGAGCTATTTCAAACGTGTATGCTGACCCAGCCAAGGAAAGAGAGAAGGGCGTGCGTGCCGGGGCTGAGGCTGTGAGGAAGTCGGCCTGGGATGCGTTCAGGGCGCAGTGCCCGCACATTGCTTTCCCCTATGGAAAAGAATTTCCGATGTGTGACGATCACGAACAAGATCATCCCATGAGAGACTGCATACTTCAGTGTGAAAAAGGTAGAATATTTAAAGGTATATTAAAATGAGCACCCCACGTGAATTAAGCAGGATAGCTAATAGGATAGCCGGTAAGATGACTGATGATGGATGGGTCAGTCCCGGTAGAAAGAATCTTGTCTCTGATAAGAAGGTCATGGAATTAATAGATTTGATCTTTAATGAAATATGGAGGGAATTAGATGACGGGAAAAGAGTCCATATCAGGAAACAGATGATTTTCAAAAAGATTTTTGTCAGTAGGCAAAAAGATAAATACTATATACAATGCATAGAAAAAAGGGACGCCAAATAGACGCCCCTTTTCTTTTTCTGTAAGTAATTGTTATTCCATTACTTTCCTTACCAACTTAGAAACAGCTTGCGTGATAGTCCACCTGATGTTAGCATTAACATTGATAGTCTGAGGAGTACCGTTTGCATCCAAGTTAATTACCTCCTTGTCTATTTCCAAGAACGGATCACCTGCTGTCTGGGTAATAACCGTATTAGCTGTCTGACCACCAGCGGCCGTAACCTTAAGAGTATTTACCAGATCGTTTATATTAGTGTTCGCTGCAATACCGGAGAATACGATACTGAAAGCAAAGCCCCCTGTTGCACCAGGGTCGTCGGCAATAACAGCGCCGTTGCTGGTAGCCTTGCCTGCTGCCTGATAGGAGGTTGGTATTTGCAGCGTCAGAGGATGAGACTTGTCCGGAGTTAAGGAGAACGTTAATTTAGTTGAGTTACTTGTACCGTTGATCGTTACAGTACCACCTTTTTTCCCTACAGATGCAGTAGGATCTATTTTTACAAACTCAGCTGCCGCAGCTTGGTTGATGGTAGCAGTTTTCTTAACACCGCCTGATTCGGCACCAAATTCTACTTGTTGCGTGCGCTGTACACGACCTTCGTATTTTTCACCTGATACGGTAACCGCCTGATTACCGTCACCTGATCCCGGATTGAAGGTTACAAAACCTATTTTCATTTCTGCCATAACATAAACAATTTTGTAGTTAATTAATATCTTGACAAAGATAGTTTTATTATACGGAAATCTTATTATTGATCTTCATGAATTAAAACTATCTTTATCCCAAAATAAGACAATTATGAGAAGAAGATTTTTTAACAAAATAGGGGGGGGCGGTCTCCCTACTGATAATTTTATAGTTTTTGATAAATCTGTATCAGATCCGGCTAATATAACAATAAGCGAAGACAGCGATTTTTTATATAGGTTGATTACCAGTGGATTTTACAGAGTTCTTTGCAAGAGCGCTATGGGAGGAGGAGAGGTTTTTGTATGTAGGTTAAAAGATAGCGACAGTAACTTCTATCTTGATGGCAGTCCGGCTGATCTTACCGGACCAGAAGGTGATGTGATGGTCGTTTTCTTAGAATTTTGGTATAAATGGTATAAGGTGGATGATAATAAATTTCTTTATCATTTTGCTGATCATAATATCGATGGCACTTACATCCATGTCCCGCAATCTCTTGTTGGAGCATATAAAGGATATGTGTCTTTAAATAGACTATATAGCTGGAGTGATGTTACTCCTACGACGAACGTATCATTATCTGATTTCAGAAGTTACGCAAAAGCACGTGGTACCGGATACCAGGTGATAGATTTCCAACAACATTGCGTGATTGCTATGATGTTGTATGCTAAATACAAAACACGTAACCTACAAGGCGTATTAGGACCCGGTGGCGCAACCTCTGGTCCGGCTACAACAACGGGAAGCAGCAACGCAACCGGCGGTGCGGATACCAAAAACGAAAGTTCAAAGTACGTTTGCGGCTTAGGTTTGGAAGGGGTTTTTGGTGGTATCTATGAATGGGTTGAAGGTGTAGAAATAAACAACCGAGTTTGGAAAATAACCGATCCTGACGGTTCGACTCGCAATGTGAACGCCGGAACTTCCAATGGCTGGATAACGAATATCGCAGCGGAAAACGGTCCGTTTTTCGATGTGGTGCCGACAAATGTTGGCGGTAACGATTCCATGCATTATTCAGATTACTATAGTCAGACATCGGACAATTCCATTGTTTTGGCGCGCTCCTATAGCGGCTCGGATACGAGTAGTGGCGTGGCGTATGCGTATGCGTCTCGCAGCGCGTTGAGCGCGAGTTCGTACTTCGGTTCGCGTCTTGCTTTCCGTGGAATCATATCCGAAGTGGTTCCAAAGACGTTCAAAAATTTACCTGTATTATAATATCATATTTTAATTGTTTTTAAATTGTATTGTTGATATTATTGCGTATATTTGCGATACAATTTAAAAACATTATAACCATGAAAGTAGATTTTTTTAACAGTACGGATTTTGTAGGATCTAAAACTAAAGAAAGCAAGATCCGGAAGTTGTCAATCAGCAAAAGTAAGATAATGACTATCTCTGTCGATAATTTGAATTGGATGGGGGTAACGGATGCGGTTGTTATCGGCTTAGAAGAAGGGAAGATATTTGAAGGAGTTGAAAATACGGTCTTTTATCTGGCTGCTTCTGATGTTGAAGACGAGAGATCGTTTAAGGTAAATAACCTTGGTGTAAAATACAAGAGAGTTTACTTAAAAGACCTGCTCGATTATCTTGGATGGGATATAGGAGAAAATTCTTATGCTGTGTATGATATTATAAAAGAAGACAGTAATCTATTCCGTCTTCAGCTTAGGGTAATAAAAAAGAGTAGGAGTGAAAAATGATGAACGATTTGGATATTAAAAACAAAAGAATACTGCTATTCGATTTTGACGGGACGCTTATAGAAACCGCTTCTGGGAATACGTTCGCTACAGACTTGACAGATATGAGGATTAAGATGGATGTGGTGAATAAGGCTCTTGACCTCATGCAGGAGAACGGCGTTAAGGTGTTTGCTATCGTAAGCAATCAAGGAGGAGTAGAAGCTGGGTTTGTTTCTGGAGCTGATATTGAAGCTAAGATAGAAAAGGTATGTGCCTATAATTCCGGTATTAACTATATGGATATTACTACATTTTTGGATAAAGATCTTGATTTAGAATATGTATTGTCCAAAGAACATACAAGTGAAGGAATAGTTATTCTAAACAACGATCATATATATCCTTGAAAATCCATATGGGGTTGGTCTTAATATAAAAATCACTTTAAAAGATTTTTATAAGATTGAAACCGATGATGGAAAAACTGCAACCGTAGATGATGTGCTGAATATAAGGATTGATAAAGATCAGAATTTTAATTCATATAGTGATGTTATAAAAATAGAAACATTAAAAGACGGTAGTATCAAATATACAAGCTTATATCATGAAAGTAAAGAAAACAGCGATAGTTTATCATAAATCGGATTTAGATGGCGTTGTATCGGCAGCCATCGCAACCATGTACGAAAACAGTAAAAACAAGGATGTTGTTTATATCCCGTATTCGTATGAAGATGATGTTAAGAAAGTTGTTGACCAAGTACGTGACTTAGATGTTGTTTATGTTCTTGACGTGTCTTTTGGAGCCGATTCTAAAACTGTTTTCAAAAAGTGGCTTGATGAAGGGAAGAGCCTGATGTGGATAGATCACCACAAGGGAATTATTGAGGACAGTAAGACATGGGGGTTCGTAGTTCCAGGGTTGAGGAGGGTCGGTGTCGGTGCGTGCGCACTGGCTTCGGACCTGCTGATGGGGAAGGTGCCGGCGATCGTCCGATGCCTGTCAGACTACGATGTGTGGAATAAAGAATCTGGCTTAGGCTGGGATACGGTAGTAGCTGTCCAGTATGCCTTGAGATCAAAAATAAGACTCAATGTATTGATTGCATTGTCGTATTTATATGATCACTTTAAAGAAAACATGAAAGACAATGAAATTGATCTTATTTTTTATGATCTTGCTAAAGAAGGACGTGCTATAATTAATTACATGGCTTGTAAAAACGAAGATGAGGTAAGTAGGTACTCGTTCGAAGCTTACGTCGACGAGGTTAAGGTTATGGCTATGAATACCGCTGAATTTAGCTCTAAGGTATTTGATTCTCTTACACCGGACTGGTTAGACGGTAGAAAAATTAAAGCCCTGATGCCATTTTGTATCATGCTATGTGGAAAAGTTAGGTTCTCTCTTTACGAATGCGTAGAAGACAGCGTAGATTGCTGTGAGGTAAGTAAGAGATTCGGTGGTGGAGGACATGCTGGTGCTGCTGGATTCGTTATAGACGTATCAAGTGACCAGTTTAAGGACTTCCTTGAAAGTAAAAAACTTTTATCGAAATGAAGCGTGAATTATATCAGTTCTATCCGGAAGTCTATCCTTTTAATCTGTGGATATACGTAGGAAAAGACGTATCTGGCATGGTAGAATGTTTCAATAACGATTTTAGTTACGTAGATAATAGCAAGGCTGTAACTGTATCCGTTCCATACGGAGGGTGTAAATTAAATCCTAATACGGGATTTTTGATATGGTTTCTTAATAAGAAAATAATTGATTTTGAAACAGTTTGCCATGAAGCATCCCATGTTTCTACTGAAGCTTTTAATTTCTTAGGAGAAGAAGTAAAAAAACTCAGAACCATTCTCGTATCTCAATGGATGGATAGGGAGAAAGTGCGAGGAAGTAAAGATCGGAATAGCCGAAGATAAACTAATATGGGAAAGTAAATAATTACCGTCGTAAAATAAGTATGGGGAACTTTGGATAGGTTCCCCATATTTTTATGTGATGAGGGAGAGGAATGGTGAAATGTTTATGTGATGGGAGAGATATGAGAAATGTGATGGGAGAGATATGAGAAATGTGATGGGAGAGATATGAGAAATGTGATGGGAGAGATATGAGAAAGAGGTTTATGTGATGGGAGAGATACGAGAAAGAGGTTTATGTGATGGGAGAGAGGGGGTTTATGTGATGGGAGAAAGAGGTTTATGTGATGGGAGAGAGAGGGTTATGTGATGGGAGAGATATGAGAAATGTGATGGGAGAGATATGAGAGAGGGGTTTATGTGATGGGAGAGATATGAGAAATGTGATGGGAGAGAGATGAGAAAGAGGTTTATGTGATGGGAGAGAGGGGGTTATGTGATGGGAGAGAGGGGTTTATGTGATGGGAGAGATATGAGAAAGAGGTTTATGTGATGGGAGAGAGAGGTTTATGTGATGGGAGAGATATGAGAAATGTGATGGGAGAGAGGGGGTACCTATCACGAACCTCCCGCCCCCGAAACGCGTTTTCTCCCCCGCACCCCCTTCGCTGGAAAACCGGAAACGCGTTTTTACCTAAAACATACAAACCCGCTGATTATCAACGGTTTATTTAAATTATTGATAATCAATGTATTATTATAATATATTGATTATAAGACACTTAAATAAACATATATCCTACATATTAATGTACGCGTATAATACCGCTCTTGTGTGTTTTATAACTTGCTGATAATCAGATAATAGAATCGAAATTAATACAAGTTAACAAAAAAAAGATAGCATATATATTTGTAGTATTGATAAATGTAGTATATTTGCAATGTGTTAAAGCGATAGCCCATAGTTGACATGATGAACCTATATAGTGTACCCTTTGGGCTAACTATATTTGTATCTGTAATTGCCTGCGTTGCTGGCTATTAAGTTGAATATCATTTGTTTAACAATTAAAATATATTGGATTATGATTACAAAAAAGAATGTAAACAAGCTGCAAAATGCTGTTATTAAAGAGAATGCCTCTAATTTGGTAGGTGCGGTAAAATTGTACAACGCTTTATTTGCAAATGGTTCCGACCTCAAGGCTGTTTGCAAATCATTGGAAATACCTTTAGAGTCTGCCACAAAAGTGGCAGCACTCGCAAAGGATAAAAAACGTTTAGTTACTGTATGTAGTCAAATGTTACCTAAAGTTGGTGACACCTTTATTAAGTTTACGCTTTACTCTAAAGTATATAAGGATAACAAAGTAGACAAAGAGAAAGGAATTGAGGCAAAAGCAGCTGATTGGTGCGCTGATAATGTGGTTTATGGAAGTGAGTATAAACCTTTCGGATTTGCAACCGCGGAAACGTTGGAAACGAAAAGTAGTGCAAAGTGGATCGTTAAAGAGACGGACGAGTATAAATCCACTTATGTGGCCGTTAAGATCAAATCTTATTCGATTCGTACCGTTGCAAAGTGTGTATCTGAGTATTTAGCACACGAAAGCAATCAGCAGTGAAAAAACAAGGTTGGGCGCGTACCTTTTAACGCGTCTGTACGCCGTTGTTGGTGGGTGCACGTCCCGCGTATGCTTTAGACTGAAGCCGACAAAACAGAGAGTTATTTTACATATTGGAGATAGATATGCCGTTGCCCTTGCCGTTGGCAATTAAAGGGCTGGTATTACTGCATGGACCATCCGAATAGGTATGGTTTATGTTAGGTATGTGAGTATAGTTTAGAAAGCATACCGTTGTACGAGGTTTGTCTCCGTTCTGGAACGTGTCTTACTGATCTACACGTTAAATAGGATCGGGCTGTAGATTAAATTACAGGGTACAAGCATGTAGCCTACCATGTAGGGACGTGCCGTATCAAAACGCAAGGACACTATGCCGTTATGTGTGGCGAAATAGTGTAGCAGACGGAAAATATAATAACAACATAGTACGGGCCCGTACACAAGAACTACGTACTAATTACGGGCTGTTGGTTGTAGCATAAAATTCGTACAGGGTAGGAATGCGTGTCCGGTTCGATTCCGGAGCAACCTCTAAATTACAAATAATATAATAGCATGGAAAAGAAAGCAATGATCAACGCTTTAATTGAAGCGTTCAATAAATCTAAAAACAGTTGCGTAAAAATAACATTGCGTAACTATATCGAGACGGTGGAAACACTTAATGAAAGTGAGTATAAAGAGGCGGAGGGTTTCTATATTGAAGCACTTAATAGATGGAGTTAATCATAATTAAAGCATAAAGAAAATGGAAGGGAAATTTAAATCTCATATGGTAGACGTCCGCGGTCTGTCCAGGAAAGAAGCTAAAGAAAAGCGGAAAAGAGCGTATCGTGAATTTATGCTGTATCGTGATCTTAAAGAAGCGTATCATGCCGATACAGGAAAGGACAAATGCAAACGTAAGGTTCATACGTCACGAACGTACGTTAAGGAAAATATAAACAGTATTTAAATATGAATAGGGTTGTTTCGAATATCGGAGCAGCCCTATTTTTGTATCCTACTCTTTCTATTTACGGGTAGAATATTCTGAGAGTGAACGGCGGATGTGAGCTATATTGGTCTAAAACGAAACTAAAATAGGAGTATTCGGATATAATGCCGGTATTTTGTCTATATCATGTCGTTAAAATTGGTCTAAAACTAAACTTTAGGCGGTTTTCTGACCCAAAATAGGGCGTCGGATGCCGCCTTTTTCGTCTCTATGGATTGAAAATTAGGCTTATTGTATTTTTCTTAAAAATGAGGTATGCTTGATTATCAATTAGTTAGGTTTTATAATCCCCGTATTTTCGGATATACTTATTGTATTTTTTTTATTTTATGTGGTGGTTTTTATTAGTAGCTGATCTTTATTTTCTGTCGGTTGGTATTCGTTCTATGTTGGAGTACGGATCGGATCAGTATAATATTGTGATGGTCTTTTGCTTTTCGTTTTTGGCTTTGATTATAGGTTTGAATATCTATCTGGATAGGAGGAGCAGACGGTAGGGCGTGGGCTGAAGACTCTCTATTCTCTCTATGGAATGATATTATCTCTAAACATCCCATACTTCATGCCAGAGTATAAGCTTGTAGCGCTCTCCGTATGCCGGTAGTGAGGCGGTAGAGCGCAGGTTCTATGCGGGAAGCCGGAGGATTAGCGGGAGTTGGAGAGGGGGAGAGGGAGAGGGGGAGGGAGGGCACTCCCTACCAACAAAATTCAATAGATAAGCGTTTTAAAACTCACCTAATTCAACTCCCTATCAACAAAATTCAACTCCCTATCAACAAAATTCAACTCCCTACCAACAAAATTCAATAGATAAGCGTTTTAAAACTCATCTAATTCAACTCCCTATCAACAAAATTCAACTCCCTATCAACAAAATTCAACTCCCT